CTACCAGAATTAAAAGTATTATCAATACTACCATCAGTGTTTAATCGAATAATATAATTTGCACTAACTCCTGAATATGTGGTAAAACCACCCCCAACCAATATTTTATTGTCTGATTGTATTGCAACTGAATAAATATCATTATCAAATCCACTACCAGTATTAAAAGTATTATCGATTATACCATCAGAATATAATCGAATAATTCTATTTGCACTAACTCCTGAATATGAAGTAAAATATCCACCAATTAAAATTTTATTGTCTGATTGTATTATAATTGAACTAACTTTACCATCAAATCCACCACCAAAATTAAATGGAATCATTTGATCAATAAATTTAAAAAAATCATTATTTAAATCAATATATGTATCACCAGTTAAAGTACCACCTAAAACAACATTACTATCAATTAATGACAATCCATTTGTTGCATTTATTGTAGTACCAGTTAATCCCGAAATTAATCCGGAAATAGATACCCATGAAGCATTTCCATAATTATTTGATTCTAATACATATCCATCACCTTGACTACCATTAGATAAAGTAAATCCGGATGTAATTAAATTTGGAACTGATAGTGTATTATTATTAAACTCAAAAGTATAATTATATTGTTGAGTATCAATACTACCGTCAGTGTTTAATCGAATAAAATAATTTGCACTAACTCCTGAATATGAAGTAAAATATCCACCAATTAAAATTTTATTGTCTGATTGTATTGTCATAAAATAAATAGGATTATTAAATCCACTACCTGAATTGAATGTATCATCAACACTACCATCAGTGTTTAATCGAATAATACTATTTGCAGTTACCCCTGAATATGTGGTAAAGCTACCACCAACCAATATTTTATTGTCTGATTGTATTGCTATTGAATTAACACTGTAATTAAATCCACTACCTGAATTGAATGTATTGTCAATACTGGCATCAGAATTCAATCGAATAATTCTATTTGCAGTTACTCCTGAATAAGTAGTAAAACTTAATCCAACAACCAATATTTTATTATCGTCTTGTATTGCTATTGAACGAACGCCATCATCAAATCCACTACCAGAATTAAATGTATTGTCAATACTACCATCAGTGTTTAATCGAATAATTGTATTTGCAGTTACCCCTGAATATGAAGTAAAATATCCACCAATTAAAATCTTATTATCATCTTGTATTGCTATAGATAAAACTCCATTATTAAATCCACTACCTGAATTGAATGTATTGTCAATACTACCATCAGTGTTTAATCGAATAATTTTATTTGCAGTTACCCCTGAATAAGTAACAAAATTTAATCCACCAACCAATATTTTATTATCGTCTTGTATTGCTATTGAACGAACGTCATTATCAAATCCACTACCAGTATTAAAAGTATTATCGATTATACCATCAGTGTTTAATCGAATAATTCTATTTGCAGTTACCCCTGAATATGAAGTAAAATCACCACCAATTAAAATCTTATTGTCTGATTGTATTGTTATTAAATTAACATTATTATCAAATCCACTACCAGAATTAAATGTATTGTCAATACTACCATCAGTGTTTAATCGAATAATTCTATTTGCAGTTACCCCTGAATAAGTAGTAAATACACCGCTAACTAATATCTTATTATCATTTTGTATTGCTATTGAAGTGACACTATCATTAAATAAATTACCAATTATAAATGGAATTGTTTGGTTTGTGAAATCTAATAATTTATTATTTAAATCAATGGTAGTATCACCAGTTAATGTACCACCTAAAACAACATTACTATCAACAATTGACAATCCATTTGTTGCACCAGTTATTAAATTACCTGTTAAACCAGATATTATTAAAATATCATTTTCAATATTTTCTAATCTATTTTCAGTATTACCGGTATATGTATTGAAATTAGAAAGTAATTCATATTGTGAATGACTATGATCATTTTCAAATGCGCTTAATGTTTGACCAGTTAACCATAATGGTTTATTTACTATTGAATTCCATTGTGGACTTACATTAGTTGTAAGAGGTGGTTGAATAAAACCAAAATTATCAACACCACTATAATAAACTGTTGCAGTTTTTCCACCACCAGTAGTTTCAGCCAAAATTCTAACAACTAATCTATCAGAATAATTCATTGTAATTGCGCTATATATCATTTCAACTTGATATTCAACCAATGCTGTTGTATTAATATCGGAAGTTGATGCCCTAAACAATAACGTTTCAGTACCACCAGATGTTCTTTTATATGCATCCCAATGTATATAATTTAAACCAGTTGTTGATGAAAATTGTGCATGTGTATGAAAAATCCATAAACCTGCAGGTATTTCATTAACATTTGGTATTCCGAGTGGTGTTGCATATGCATCAAAAACAGAAGTACTTCCATTAATACTAACCGATTCGCTTACACCTGAAATGGTTTGAGGTAATGTCACTAAACCCTCATATGTTGGAATATCACTTGGTGTATTTTCAAAATAATATATTGTTGTAGTTTGTACAGCATTTAAATTATATATTTGATCTTGTAATGATATTAAATCTTCTGGAAGATTTGTTACTTGATCTTCATTAATTATAATATCATTATTTATTGAGACCAATGACCCATCGGTAACACCAGTACCATACCAATAATTAGAATTATTAATATTAACTACTAAACCAATATGTCTTTCACCTATTGGTATACAACTATTAACTTCACTTATACTTGTATATGGTATAGTTACATTTAAATACTTACTCTCAATTGGTTTTGGAGCATTAATTTTAATATTATCACTTAAATTTATAGCCATTTATTTATTTATTTATTAACTGTTTCTGAATTGAATTGGGTCTGTTATTGCACCAACAGTTCCACTCATATATATTTTATAATTGATACTTGACCAACATCCTTCACCTGAACATACAATAAATACACATTCATCAGGATATTTATCACCCGGACTACTATTTATATTACCATTATCTAATGCATTTACATACCAACATGTTTTCGAAGTTGATGTTGATGGTATTGCAACCCAAGTATATTCACTTGAAGAACTACTAAAAGTAAGTGTTACTGTACCAGTACTGCTTGATACTACTTTAGAACCACCAGTAATTAAATTATTACTTACTGGAGGACGTATACCACAAGTAAGTTTACCATAATAATATGGATATATACCAGTAATACTTGCACTTGATGCAGATGTACAACCAGAAATCAAAGCTGCACAATATTGAGTTCCTTTACTACCCAATGCCGGATTACCTGCATTATAAGATGCACAAACACCCCATGATTGTGAACCAGATATTACCGTATAACCTGAACTTATTCGAATTGCAGGTGATACTAAACATGTTTGAAATCCTGATGGCATTCCAGTACCAGTAAAACAATATGCATTTACACTACCACTTCTTTTATTTGAAATACTACAATATTGTGGATTAATACATCCTCTACTAAATGTACCAGTAACTGTTTGAGAAAGAGAACACCCTATTTCAAATGTACCAGTAGACGATAATCCAATTCCTATCGATGGTGCTGTAATAACACCACATAACTCAGGAACTAATAATTCTTCAAATAATTGAAATGCTGTTTTTCCTGTTAAAATTGTACCTGAACATATTCCACCAAGTGGAATAACAGAGGGTGAACTTAAATTATACATTCCAGCACCCGATCCACCACTTGTATAAATTATAATTGAATCTCCGTTATCCGTAATTATTGTTCCACCACTACCAATAATAGATTTAAATTCAAGTATATTTCCAGTTATTCCACTATATACACCAACACCTGAACCAATATTTATACCTCCAGTTGCACCAGTTACATTTGTGAACGTTCCTCCAGATATATAAATAAAATTATTATCATATGTTACTTCAATTTGAGAACCTTTTGATAATAATGTTCTAAAATGAAGTTCCTGATATTCTTTATTACTAAAAACAGGACCTCCAATATTATATATTCCACCACTATAAAGACTACCATTAACATCTAATGCAATAGCACTATTAGTATAATAACCAGTTCCACCAGTATCACCAGTATTACTTCCTGTATTCCACCATTCAGTTTGAGTAAATACTGGAAATCCAACATTTGCTGAAGTATTACCTGCAGTTAAAAAATTACCAACATTTACAGTAATATCACCATCAACTAAAATCCAACCAATTTGATTACTACTTCCAGTATATTTATTATATAACCACGATTTTTTTGGAGTAAAATTACTTACATATCCTCGTCTTAATACTCCATGATAATCTGGTGTTCCTATTCGAATAATACCATTAATATCTCTATAATAATTATTATAAACCGAATGATATGTACCATTATATGCTGCAATTGAAGTTAAAATATCTATTGTTTGTACACTGGTATATCCGGTAAAATATCCAATATTTGTTGCTCCAGTAACCAGTTGATCTAAATATTTTGTTTGGGTATCACCAGTATATATATTAAATTGTCCAATAGATAAACCTTGTTCACTTTTTGACATTCCTCTGTATTGTAAAACAATTCCAGAACTAATACTTGTAGTAACAAGCATTGGTTTTGACATTTCATCAAGACCAGTTGGTGCAATATTTGTTAATTTACCATCACCAAAATCTGATACCCAACCAGTAAAACCAGTTGAAGCAAGATAATAAACTGTTGCTGCACTTAACGTATTACCAGTATAATCTACAATACCTGTAGTACTAATTCTACCAACAAATGTTAAAATAAATGTTGATCCACTGGTTGTTACTATACCTAATGGTTCATATGTTTTTGCAGTAAATGCATTAACTCTTAAAAACTCAGTACCATTATGTCCAAGAATATCACCAAGTTGAAAACTATTTCCACTTTGAGTATATTCTTTACTAATTCTTTCACCAATATCTTCACTATCAATACCGAATGGTAATACATACCAATTATTATTATCACCTAATGCATTTATTTTAGCACTATTTGTTGGATATAATGAATACCATTCAGTTAAAGTAATATATGTACCACCAGAAGTTTTAGGATGTAAGTGATATAATTCGTTTGTATCTAAAACATGAACAATCATTCCAAGTCTACGTTGACCACTTGAAATTTCATCATAATTTAATCCAGTCGTTTCATCATCATTAACTGGTAATGCATCTCTTTCATCAAGAGTTTTAAATTCCATATAACCACCAACACCAAGTACGGAATGATGAGTACCATAAGTATCCCCCGATGAACCTCTCACTATTGGAGAAGCTAATAATGTTCCTTTAAAATATTCTGCCATATTATTTTCTTTATTAACTTGCTATTATGCAATATGTTCCAGTTATTCTACTATCTGATCTTGCAATATAATATTCATTACTATAATTATTTGCATTAACAAATGTCATAGTAAATAATGTACCTATAGAAAGATTTCCCCAAGCATTATTAGGTAAACCATTTACTGTAAATGATGGTGTTCCTAAAACTGCAGGATATGCATAATAAAAAAATTCATTATTTAATGTATATGAAGTATTAAACGCTAAACTTGTACTAACAAATGATTGATTAGCAACACACATTAATGCATCTACACCAATACAATTACCACAATAATATGCGAGATTATTAATAAAACAATATGCTTTATTTCTCCATAAAATTGATGCAGAAGTACTGCTTAATTCATTAGTTGTTGAAACAGCACTTAAACAATAATATGCTGTTGTTGAAGTACATGCAGATGCTGCCGGAACAGAACCACCAATAGAAGGATCAGCATATAAATATTCATTAAAAGTATATCCAATTGTTCCACCAGTACTAACATTTATTGTACCACCAGATAATAATGCTGTATCATAAATACCAGTACCATCAGTACTTATAATTATTCCACAAATATCGTTTGTGTTTTTAACTACACACCAACCTAAACAACCAAATGAAACATCACCAAATTGTCTAATACTTGCGCTTGTGCTACCACCACTATAATAATTAATAACACTTAAACTTGTTGATAATGGGATTGGTGGAACTAAAATACATTCAAGGATGCTTGTAATTGTACAACCAGTAATATTACTACCTGAAAGTAATCCACCAACAGTACATGTTGTAGGTGATGCACAATAATATCTACTTTCACCAGAAGTTGCCGATCCTTCTAAAGAAATTCTACCACCACGATAAGTTAAAACACTACCCGCAGTATTACCAGTAGCAATTATTGGAACAAATCCACCAATACCATTAGTCAAAGTTAAACCACTTGTTGTAGCAATTCTGGTCTGACCAGATAATGTTAATAAACTGTCAGGTAATTGTTTAAAACTAATATCACTCAGGTCAGGTCTTGCAAAAAATCCCATATACTTAATTATTAGACACTTATATTATTTTTTAATATTTCAGAAATATTATTTCTTTCAGTATATTTTATACGTAATAATATTAAATCATTATTTATTGCATATTCTGTTTTTATTTTATCATTTTGTTGAATTTTATTAAGTTTTAAATTACCACCAAAATGTTCAAATGCATAATAATGTTGAATACCATCATACTCTATTAACGTTTTTTTTTCAGGTAAATAAAAATCAAAATATAATTTATGTTTATTGTTTTTACAATTATCAAATCCTTTTTGATATTCAAAAATTATATGATTTTTTTTCAAAAATTGAGTAATTTTTTCTTCACCCTTTGAATTATTACAAAATGGACAACCTTGACCACATAAATGTGAATTCGGTTTTTGTGAAAATTCACCATGTTTTTTACAAAAAATTTTTATTTTTTTATGTGCATTAATATATTTTACAAATGAATAGTCATATACATTATTATGAACATTATTTGCCTTTTTAATAAATTCTTCTGTTGTTAATTTTTTACTTGGATGTGAACATTTGGGACAACAATGTCCGTTCAAGTGATCAGAAGCAATTTGTTCAAATATTCCATGTTCGAAACAAATAATTTCTACTTTATTTCTACTACTACTATAATTTGTTATCGAATAATCATATTTATTGTTATGAATTTTATTTGCTTTATATTTAAAATTTTTATTTGCTTTTAATATTTTATCATTTCCTCTTTTTATAATTCCACATTTTGGACATCCTTGACCATTTAAATGTGAATTAGGCGTTTGTTTAAAATCACCATGAATATTACAAGAAATTATTAATTTATCTAAACATTTACAATAAATCGATTTTGAATAATCATACTTATTTCTATGATATTTTTTTGCTCTTTCAATAAATTCTATTGTTGTTAAATTTCCCATAATTTTTATAATTATATAACCGTACCCCCAATTAGCAAATTCAAACATTTTAGTTTGAATTTATTTAATATAAATACAGAAAAAAATATATTAAATTTAATTATCTATACTATATATTATAAAAAAACCCCGCAAATGCTGTTGCGGGGTTTTTATTTTTTAATCTTTATATTATAAAGTAAACCTATTTTGTTTTTGTGCTTTACGTTTTAATTCATTTACATTACGATATGCTTCAGGATTAAAATTCTCCCTTTTTACTATTGAAACTAAGAAATTAAATTCATTTTGACAAATAACTTGACCAATATAATCATTATTCTCTGTCTTAAGAACATAACTTTTTGGTGCTCTACTTGTAGAAGAAGGATTACCTTCAACATCAATTGTTGCATCGAAAGTAAGATCAAGAACTTCCTGAATTTTTTCCTGAACATTTGCAGTCATCTTTTCTTTAGTTCTAATTAATGCTTTTTCAAGTAAATCAACAATACTATCTTGATGATTTTTTTTAATTTCTTCATATGCCTGAGTAAATTCAGTGTTTGAAGTTTTCTGCTTCAATTCACTTATAATTGCAAGTGCACCATAACAGTCACGAATCATTAAATCCCAAACTTGTTCAGCATAAGTAAATGAAGGAAATTTATCAATTGCAACAATTTCACCATCAATTAATATAACAACACCAATAAGGTTTTTGGGACGTTCAAAGTGAGCAATAAATTGTTCAAGTTTCTTATCATATTTTTCAAAATATACATTAAGATAACGACCAGTACCTGAATCGGTTTCACGACCTAATTTTTCAATAGCCGGATAAATTCTACCAAGATCAGATGGTTTTCCGATAGTATCAAATACCATTTCACGCATAGTTATCGGAAGCATACGAAATTCCTGAGTACCTCTAAATGTTCCACCCTGAGAACCTTGAACACAACCAGCATCATGGTAAGTAATGTTTGATTTACTTGCCATATAACCTGCTTTGGTCATACCATGATTCTGAGCACTTTGTTTAGTAATTACCGCCATTTGTGTTGGTAAAATAATTTCCTTATCTTCTTTATTGGTAAAACTAATCTGACCATATGTAGAATTACCAGCAACTAATGAAGTCAATGGATTAGCAAAACGTTCATCCATAGAATATTCTTTATCAGTCGTTAAACATACAACTTGCATATTTAATATGCTTTGTATTACTATGTTACCGTTTTTATCTTTAATTGGACGACAACCTTTTAATAGTTCAGTAAAATCTCTTGTATTCATAATAAATTAATTTTAATATTTATTTTTTCACATGCTAAATTATATACTTCAAACGCTAATTCTTCTGTTTCAAATCTACCTAAAAATTTTGTTTTATTACAAATTGTTATTCTTGATATCCAAGGTTTTTGAGAATTTTGTTTATCTTGCGATACACCAACATATTTACTACTACTTTTCATTCTTCTTCTCGCATGATGAGTATTCTCTCTTGAAGTACACCATTCCAAATTTAATAAAAAATTATTTTTTCTATTTCTATCCTTATGATTTACTTCATTTAAATTATTTAAATAAGGAATAAAAGCTTCAGCAACTAATCTATGTATAGTATGTGACTTATTTATATTATTTTTTGATAAAGTTACTAAAACATAACCTTCACTTATAAAAGTATTTTTCAATGAACCTTTCAATTTTCTATTAATACCATTAATATTAATTTCATTCCTATTTAAACTTCTTACCCTTCCAAAATTACTAATTTGATAATATCCTTCATATCCAACAATATTCTTAGATAGTTGAACATATTAATTAATTTTTAAACGTTAATACTAATTTTTTTTGACCTTTTAATTGGTATAGATTCAAGAACCAATACCTGATTTTCAAGCCACTTTTTGGTATCAATTTCAAGCAACCTTGCGTTAATCTGTGGTTGTAATGCTACTGGATTGTTAATTGCCATTGTAATAACCTTTGAACCCAATTTTCTCACATTACCACCCATTTCAGCACTGGTAATTGGTGAAATTTGAAACATTGGAATATTTCTACCACTTTCTGCTGTCCAAATACCTATAACTTCATTTGTTAATCCATCATAAGCATTTTCATAACCATCAGTTAAAATGAAAATTGCATCATATGGTTTTAAAGGATTTTCCCTTTTTAATAAATCAATAAATGAAGTAGCTAAATCAGTAACTTCACCTTCAGTTCCGATTATAACACCTGTTTTTGTAGACTTCAAAAGAACTTTTGCTGTAAATTCTGCAATAGCTTTTGGGGTGTTTTTAGATTCTTGTTTATGACCAGTCATTGAATTACTATTATCAACAATAATACCAATATTTTGATAAAAGAATCCATCAATCTTCTTCTTTTCTGCAAGTTTATCAATTGCAGTTTTAATTTCATTAGTAAAACCATTTTCATAACCAGTTTTGTAAAGTGCTAAGAAATCAGTTGCCTTTTCCAAGTCAACATTTTTTTCAACACCTAACTTAGCTGTCGATTTTGTTTGACGTACCTGCTGGTTAATAGAAGTAACTTCAACATTTTTCCTAATTAAAGCTTTTGTTGTTTCTTTCTGAAGTTTTGTTGCCCACATTGAATGATATTGTGGATGTTTTACACTTGAAATTAAACCCAAAAGAACTTCTTCCGGTACAGTTTTAATTCCAGTAACATCTACTTTTGCTTTTTGATATTCACTCAAAAGAGGAAATTCTGTTACATCATAAGTGATATTATCATCCCTTTTGTAAATAAAAAGTAATAGTTTAAATGCTTTAATTGCATCACCATTAAAATACTTCAAAATTAATTCATTTGCAATATTTCCTTCCTTTTCATTACTAATTCCAGTAGGATATGTTATCTGCTTACTTGCTATTGAAAGCAATACTGATGTCATTTTATTTCCATAAATATGTTTTAAAACCTGAGCAATCTTATTACGATATTTCATCGTATAAAATTCAAGATTTGATTGACCCCAAATAAAACCAAGTGCAATCTTTCTTGATCTTTCATTATTTACTTTAGCACTTTTCAATCCCACAAATAAACGAAGAACATATGGAATACCATTTTCACCAAGATTATTTAATGCAGACAAAACTGCTTTATCACTTAATCCATTATCATACCAGTCAAGTGGATTAACAATATTACATGCTCCACCCCTTAAAGTACTTTTAAATTCATTAAGTAATACCTCTGAAATAAACAGACCTGTAGCACCTTTTTGATTTGCTACAATTAAAGGTAATTCTTTCGAAAGCATATACAAATTCCTAATTTGAGTTTGAATAGCTTTTGTTTGATCTTCTTTCTTATGGTAATAAGTAGCACTGCTCTTAGCACCACTTGCAACAGTTAAACCATCAATTAATGATTGTTTTACTATACTGAGCATTTTTTGTGTTAATACCAAATCTTTCATTATATAAAAATTTATTTAAATGGTTATTTAAAATTTCACTTGGTAAATATATATAAAATTATCTAAATAAAAAATAAAATGGGCAGAGTAGGCATATTTCTATGCCTTGTCCCCACCCATTTTATTTAAGGAATAACTTATCTTCTCAATAAAGAGAAGAAGTTCGACTGTATTGTTTAATAATTATTATATTTCAAATATTTACTGAAAACACAATCAGTTCTTCCAAATATTTTTGAAAAATATCACACTTCTGTGATTTAAAATCATTTTTAACCTACGAACTAAAAAGAACGTTTCAAATGTTAGGCGGTAATTTTTATATTCTGATACCGACAGAAATAATGTTTGGGAACATTTTAAAAGTATTTTTTGTTATAAATGCAAGTTTAAGAGACTTGTGCCTTATCCAGCTTGGCTAATCGTTCAATTTTTGAAGAACAATATCGGATTCGAACCGATGAATTACTGTAAACACTTTTCGTTTTCCCAATTTGCGGGGAGAGTTGGAGTCGAACCAACATAAACTGTTTTCACACAATTATTTTACCTTTTTTACTGAAAACACCATTAGTTTTCCCATTTAAGGGAATATTGAGATAGTATTATTTTTCGATATTTCTATCTCCCCATTTTAATATTTTAAAGAACTTTAAAAATTAGAAGAAGTTTGTTAGTTTTTGTTTTGTAATGATTCGATTTACCGTCAAATTTACTGAAAAAACTATCAGTTCTTCTTTTTTAGTAGCGGGAGTGGGATTTGAACCCACGAACTTGTGGTTATGAGCCACACGAGATGACCATCTTCTCCATCCCGCAATATATTTTAAAAAGGATATTGTGTTTGTTGTGTTTGTTTAAGAATATGGGAATTGAACCCACGACATTCTGCTTACGAAGCGGATGCTCTACCAATTGAGCTAATTCATACTGAAACAACAATCAGTTTCCTTTTTTGTGGGGAAGGTAGGAATCGAACCTACAATCAACTGTTCTAAAGACAATTTGCTGTACCTTTTACTGAAATCACAATCAGTTCTCCAGCAGGAGTATGACGATTATAATCTTGTTTTTTATATTTGCATACTTCCCCATTAATTTACTTCACAATAAGTGAAAGAACTTTTTTTATTATAAAGACGATGCAAATGTATTTTAAAAAAATTTACTATGCAAGCTTTTTTTAATATATTTTAAAATATATTTTTGAACGTCTGAAAAAATAAATACTATCAAGTTTTAAAAAAGACTGAATTTCAAAATTTTTTTTATTATTTAAGATGATTTTTTAAAATTCCTTTCAATACTGTGGGGAAAGTGTGGGTAATTATTTTTAACCTTCAAAAATTTCAATCTTCTGAAAGTATTGATAAACCTCAAAAGTTGAAAAATCAATTCCTCTGAAAGTCAATACAGGTAACGTTTTAACACTTATCATATTGAATATCAATAATTAGACCTTCATTTTTTTTTGTTTAAGCTAAAGTAAAATATAATATATTTTTTTATTATATAAAATTAATGATAGGGTATTATTATTTTATTATTTATGCTAAGAGAAAAAAATTTTGATAGTCTAATTATTGATAATTAATGGATTAACTATAAAAACGTATTTCAGTAATTTGAAAATTACCCACACTTTCCCCACAGTATTGAAAGGAATTTTAAAAAATCATCTTACTATTTTTTAAAAGTCTTTGAACTTAAATAAAACGACATTATATTTGTTATTAATAATACAAACATTCATGAAAAAGAAAATATTGAGAAAATCTCGTGCTGTTAATATTCTTTTTACTGAAGAAGAATTTAAAATGATTGATGCAATTTCTAATATTTATGGTAACTCTTATTCTAAAATATTAAGAACATTAATAATTCCGAATTTACAAAAAGAATTTCAAAAATTATCTGATTTAGATTTATATAATAAATATGAAGTTTGTAAGGCAATTAGTAAAGGTAATACTAATTTTTTAATATAAAATATGAAAGATAATAATTTTCCAGTAAATGCATTTACTCCACACATTTCCGACTATATTCAATTACTTAGTAGAAATAATAAAATACATGAAAATGTTGTTGCAAGTTCAGTATTAAATGCTTGTGGTTTTGTTTTAAGTAATTTTTATGAAATTGAAATAAGTGGTGGATGGAAAGAAAGAAGTAATATATGGACAATTATTTCATTAAATTCAGGAATGGGTAAAAGTGTAATAATGCGAACTGTTTATCAACCTATTATTGATTATCAAACAACGTTAATTAATGAAATAAAAAAAAGTAATAAATTAGTTTTTGAATGGAACTCATTAATTAAAGAAAATAAAATTAAAATGGTTGGTAATTATTTAGATGATAATCCAATATTACGAAATTGGTTAAATAATCATAGTTTAAATAATACCCCACCGGAATTAAAAAAACAAATAAATTTATTTAGTGATGATTTTACTTTTGAAAAATTATTAACAATGCTTGCTGATAATGATGGTCATTCATTTTTAATTCGTGCTGATGAAATTGGTGGTTTATTTAAAATGTTTAATCGTTATCGTCAAGGTAATGATGAAGAAACATTATTAAAATTATGGGGTTATGATGCTATTAAACGTGATAGAATAAGTAACGAAAGTGATTCATATATTACATTACCAATAGTTTCATTATTTGGTGCAACACAAAAACAAATGCTTTTTGATATGTACACTGATGATAGAATTTCAAATGGTAATATATTTAGATTTTTATTTACTTTAGATGAAGATTTAAAAACTAAAAATGTCTTTGAACAAAAAGATATTTACAGTAATAAATTAATACCTTTTTTTGAACATTATTTATCAAAATTTAATGGTATTAAAGAAACTGAAACATTATTAATGGAAGAAGGTTGTAGAGAAACATTAGAAGAATGGCGAGAAAATTGTAAAATAAAATATGTTGATATTAATAAAGTAAATATTGATAAATTTAATTCTATTATGGGTAAAATGGATTCATATATTTTCAGAATAGCTATTGTATTAAATCGACTTGATTCATATTATAATAAACCTAATCAATTTATTAGAAATGAAGATATATTAAATTCTGCAAATATTATTGATTTTTATTTTAATGAAATTATTAATGTATTAAATTTAACTTCAATTAAATATAGAAAATATTTAACAGATGAAAATGAAATAAATTTTTATGAAATGGAATTACAACCTCAACAACCATATTTTGAGGTAATAAAATTAATGGAAAAAAAATTAAATATGACTACCATAAAAGCAAATAATTTATTATTAAAATGGTGTGAAATTGGTTTATTAAAACGTAACGCTAAAGGTATACTTTATAAAAAAGTTTAATGTGGGAAAATTTTTATATGAATTAGATTCAAAAGAAAAATTTGATTGTCCTTCTTGTGAACAAAATAGTTGTTTTGTAAAATATAGAAACACAAGTACCGGAAGATACCTTGAAGGTGATTATGGTAGATGTGATAGGGAAAATCATTGTGGTTATCATAAAAGACCAGAAAATAATAAAATCATAAATAATAAATTAGATATTGAAGAAGAATATTTAAGTATTCATGATTGTGATTTTATTCCTGATGGTTTTTATGAAACAATGAGAAAAAATACATATAAGGCAGAAAATGTCTTATTAAGACAACTTGTTAAAATGTTTGGAAAAAAAAGAGTACTTGAAATATTTAATAAATATAAACTTGGTACTTGGCATGATGGTGCAACTACTTTTCCTTATATTAGTTATGGTTTACATACTGCTAAAATTATTTGGTATGGAAATGATTTACATAGAATAAAAGAAGGACGAGGTAGTTATCCACAATGGTTACATAATTGTAGATATAAAGATAAAAACGATCAAGTACATACAATAGAATTTGAAGGTAGAAGACCAATACCGTTTTTTGGTCATCATCTTCTTATGGAAGATTTTGATAAAGAAAATACTTTTATTTGTATTGTTGAAGCCGAAAAAACTGCTATTATAATGTCTATATTATATCCACAATATATTTGGATTGCAACTGGTGGTTTGAGAAATTTAACTAAACGTAAATTTACATTTTTTCAACGTACTAAAATTCTTGTATTTGCTGACATGGGAATTATAAAAGTCGAAAATATTAGTGTGAGAGATTTATGGTATCAAAAAATAACTGAAGCTGCACTTATAGTTGACATACGGTATGCTTTTGTAAATTATATTCCTTATTTTATGCCAACAATAATGAAAGAAAATTGGGAAGATCAAGGTAAAGATGTTCTTGATTTTATGTTTGATTTTAAACCTGATTGGATGAATGATGGATATAATAATTATATGGAATATCTTAATGTAATGATAGAAGAAGCAAAAAAGAGAATATAAAAATGGGAGTTAACTCCCATTTTTTATTTATTTTTTTTTAATAATTCTTCTCTTCTTGCAGGAGAGAATTCTCTAATTTGGTTAATAGTATAACCTTTATTATTAATCAAATCATAATCATCCCACATATTTTTCACATCAACAGTTTTTATTTTATTAAAAATAAGGTCAGCAATATCAGTAACCGCATTTATTAAATCTGTTGACCATCTTGCAACCGGATTAAAACCATCAACATAAAATAATCTTTCAACTATTGGATTATCATTAATATAAAAACCAATTTTACACTCAACACCTTTAATAATTTTATCTTCAATTTGTTGGATAATAGGTTGTGAATTATATTGTAAACCATTCCACAATTCCTTTGGATTTGAATGAAGAACTTCCTGATGGTATTGATAAAGATTTATAATACTATTTACAGAAACTGACATTGAAGTATCTTTTCTACCTGTTTCAACAATTACTTCATAACTTTTTTTTGAAAGTGTTTTTTGAAGTTTTGTTATTGCTTTGGGTAATATGTCTCTAATATCAATCGAATATCTTGTATATGGATTGAATTGATCAGCATCAAATACTTTTTCACCTAACAAAATATTTTCTTGATAAAGTGAAAATTTAAATGCGTTTGAATATTCCTTTTCATTCATAATATTTGGAAATTTAAATATTAATATTGTTCAATACAAATATACTTACAAGCACACAAAAATGAAAGGTTTTTTATAAATTACCTTTATTATTTTTTTTATATTCTTCAAATAAATTTTTTTCATTCATTATTACAGTATAAAAGGGTTCACAATAATTTGGAAAGGTACTTTTATATATAGTTAAAAATTCATCTTCCATCATCATTTTATATAAATTTTTACTACCTCTATTGTTCGGTGATAACGGTATTTCTAATTGTAATAATTCTTCTCTGGCTTGATCATTTAAAATGGGTTTTTTTAAATTAATTAATTGATAATTTGTTTTTAAAATTTCTTTACCATTTATTAAATTTTCAAAAATTTTTAATGGTTTTTGTTTGTTTAGAATTCTTTCTTTATTAATTTCTTTTGCTTTATGATAAATCTCATTAACTGTAAATTGTTTAAATTGCATTTCAGGAAAATGTTCTAATAATATTTTTTCTTTAATACCAGCAATTCCTTTAATATTATCAGAAACATCACCGCCAATTATTTTCATTATCAATGCATTTCCATAATGATAATTAAATTGAAAAAAATAATTGTTTTTTGTTATTGGTTGTTCAATATTTGAAAAAATTATTGTAATATTTAAATCCAATAATTGTGCAAAATCTCTATCGTTGGAATATATAAAAATCTCTTCTTTATTATTATATTGTATACAATATGCTGCAATTAAATCATCACCTTCAATTTCATCAACTTCAATTTGTCTTAAAAATAATTCCTCTGCATATGCCTGTATTCTTTTTCTTTGTTTTAAAATGGATTCTTCTTTCATTTTTTCTTTCCGAATTTCCGCTTCGGTCATTTCAATTTTTTTATGCCACTCTTTTGATTTACGATTAGCTTTATATGCATTATCAATTCTATATCGATAGATACCACTATTCTGACCATCCCAAACCAACACAACTTTATTGATCATATGATTCTTAATCATTTTACGAATAGTCGTTAAAAACGAATATAATGCACCACAATAACCAAAAGAATTAGTATAAATATCTTTTGCTCCATGATATGATCTTTCTAATAAATAACTTGAATCAACTAATAACGTTCTTATTTTCATTTTATTCTATGTTGAAGTAAACATCATTTAATCATTTATTTCTTTCTTCAAAATTATATGTTAATCCAACATATACCGAATTATCTGTAAATTCATAAGCGTAGACACATTTATTATACCAATTCTTAACATGTGTGAACATATTTCATCTAACCATTTATTTTTTCTTGCTATTTGATATCCTCGATTACAATTTTTACTAAATGAAGATATTGTTTGATATTTAAATGTTTCATATTTACAATTTTCTTTATCTGACCAATATCGATATGGTTTTCTCATAACTAAATATTAAAATAAATAGAGGTGATTGAAATATATCACCTCTATAATTTTCATTATTCACTTTCAATTGTAAGAATATCAACAACTCCATTTATTACATTTCCATCATTATTCATTTCTTTTTCCTCCATTGAAATATCTTCGGGAGTTAATGTATCATCTTCGAAAATATTACGAAAATGTAAAATATGTTTCTTTTTATATATATTAATACTTGCATCATCACCAAAAACAAAACCATGTGGTGTTGAAGCAATTTTTCCTTCTAATGAAATACCACCCTTTTCACCATCAATATGATTTTTGGCAATATTAACTTTATTACTAAATCCAAAATTAACATCACGACCTTTACTTGTAAAGGTTACTCTTGCTGTTCCGTGAGTAAGAATACCACCAAAATGATAAATAAGTCTTGCTCCAAAAAAATAAGTTTCACCACCTTTATGTTTAATAACTTTATTCATACTATCGTACCATATTTTTTGAACTGCACTAATAGTATTAGTGTATGGACTATCAATTCTTCTACTATTTGGAATCGTATTATTTAATATTGACATAAATGATTTTTCATAAGCACCTGCATTCCACATGTTGTTATCACTGTCATTCTTTTCAAGAGCATTGATTGTTTTAATACAATTTAATGTACCAATTGAATCAATCGCAAAATGTAAATCAAATGGTAGGTTACCAGCATCTTGTTGATCAAGAAAATAATATACAGCTTTAGCCATATCCTCAATACTTGCTTCTTTTCTTTCTTTATCTTGTTTTTTACCAAAATTATCAAGAAGAAATTTATTTTTAACCAGAATATAATCACCATTCCAATCAAAACCCATTAATGTTAGTCTTTCATTACCTTCATCAATATTATTCTCGGTATCAATAATAATCGGTAAAATTCCCATTTTTTGTGAATTAACTATTCCACGCATAAGTGCAGTTGATTTACCAGTATTTGAATATCCACGAAAAAGTGTTACATATCCTTTAGGTATTCCGGGCATACCTGTTGCTTCTTCTAAAGCATCGTCAATTGGAATCCATATGAGTGGTTTTGATGGTATTTTTTCTGCACCTACCTTTTTTTTAAAATTATCAAGACTGAAATTTTTCTTTGGTGTTGGTTTTCTTACTGCAGGACTTGAAGGTGTATTATCAATAACTGCTTCAGTTTTTTCAATATTTTTATTATCTTTTGCCATAATATGATAAAGTTTAAGAAAAAAAAAGGGAAATAAATTCCCTTTTTAATATATTTTATTAATTATTAGAACGGAAGATCGTCTACTTCAGTATCATCTTCAATAGGATTTGAAGATACAACAGGAGTATCCTGTGTACTTGTAGGAGTAGATTCAGTCACATTTGTTACTTGTGATTGAATGTTTTGAGCAACAAAATTATTTGTTACTTGTGGAGTTTCATCATCTTCTAAATCTGAAGCATATTCGAAATTTTCATCTGTATCTGCATCAAGATCACGATTACGAGTGTTTGCTGCTAATTCTAAATCAGGATGACCCGGAAATACCCAATGTTTTTTACTTGCATCAGTATCTTCCCAATAAGGACTATTACCTTCAACTATTAATTCAAGAAATTGATGAGAAGAAATTCCGGGAGCATTTTTTGGTTTAAAAACATTTCTCCAAGTAGTATTATCATTAATCCAATCATTTGCAATAACCTGATCAGCATGTAGTACTGATTTTCCTTTGGCAATAATAGCAGTAATAGCTTTATAAACTCTATTATTAAAGCCTTTAGTATCAACCATTGTGATTTCAAGATCAGTACCGTTTATTGGGTCAGCAAAACTTACTTTATTTTGAGAAACAAAATTACTAAGAACAGGATATAATTGATCAAGAGTTCCTTGATTTTTAAAATTATGTTTAAATCTCCAAAATTTTACACCATCTTTTTCAGCACCTTTATCAATACCTTTAACGATGTAGAATTTTTTTGCTTCCCATTTATTTGCATCAATGAAAATTAATTTATTTTTTTCATTAATAATTTTTTGATTCTCATCCATATTTTCCTTCTTAATATATTTTATTGAAGAGTCTTGTGTTGCAAGAATTTTTTTATATTTATCACACAAAGGACAATGAGCAGGAATCATTACTTGTTTACCGTTTGCATCAAAAACCGGATTACCAGTTTCATCCAATTTTGGAACTTTTGGATCATTGTGTGCAGGACAATAAATAATTGAATTGTGTTTTTTTAAACCACCAGCAATGTTAGTAGTTACTACATGAAAGAATGCATCTGCATGAAATTTTTCAGTTTTGTAAGGTAAAATTCTAAATATTTCTTTAGAATTGCGAGGAACGAAATATTTTGCTAATATTTCTGACTTAGATTGACGTTGACCTTTGTTTTGATTGTTTTGATAATCTTTAAACGCTTTGTTAAAGTTTAACAAATCACCACCTTGGGGATTTGTTTGTGTTACATTTTGATTTTCCATTGTTATTAAATTTACAGTTAAAATTATTTTTCAATATATAAATTTGCAATAATAAAATTACAATACATTTCATATAAATACAAGACTTTTTAAAAATAAACATACTGTTTTAAAATATTTTTAAACATTTATAATATTTTCAGAAACAACCGTAAATGATAATGTTTGTTTATTTTCATAATAATCTCCATTTTTCAATCTTATTTGTAGATAATAGTCTTGTGGGATTAACCACGAAGTATCAAGATTAAATTCATATCCACTATTTGTACGATTTACTAATGTAAATGGAATAACATCAACTTCATATTTTTTACCTATTGTAGTAAATAATCGATATTCAATATTTAATGGTAAAAAATTATTTTGATTGGCATATAATTCTTTTATTGTTAATTTTATTTTTCTTATATTACCCGATCTAATATTTTCTTTTTCACTAATACCCCAAAAATAAAAGAAATAATTATCTAAATTAATTTGACTTGAATTATCAAACGTATAATAATTATCTTGTGATATTAAATAAAATTCACCTGCATATTCAATATTTCTTCCATTAATTGTAACTTTCCACACATCTTTAAATAAAACTGCATCAGGATAATCATCGGAACTAATATTTAATGTGATTTTATATATTCCTTTACCTACATTAATTATTGAATCACCACTTAATATATCAAGTAATTTATCTTCATAGTCAAATATATCTACATTGTTTACTGTTATGTCTTGTGCAATCCCGCCAACATTAACATATAAATAAAGATCATTATTTTTATTTAAATAAAAATAATTTCTATCATCACTTATAATATCGTCAATAATTGTTTCAATATATGGTTCATACCATGTATTTGTATATTTTGTGTGAAATGCAACTGCTTGTCTAAATTCAGTTTCAAGCTCTTCATATATTTCTGCAAACTTAATTCCTAAACCAAAAGAATTTCCAGTATAAACAGTTGTACCAGTATATTCTTCACTAAATAATCGTTGATTTATATAATTAGTAATATCAATATCAATATTTTCATTACCTTTTTCAAAAATTTGTGAATCTATAATTTGTGTGATACCACTTTGATATGAACCACCACTATTATTCCAAGGAATGTTTGTTTTTCGATAATACCAATTAGAAGCTTGTTCATCATAATTTTGTAAAGGTGAACCATCACCATAAAAAAAGTCATAACCACCACCTTCGTCCCAATCTTCATTAATATTATATAAATCCAATTGAAAACTTGTTGCTCTATCAATACTTAAAGAATATGATTTTTTACCTATATATTCTGATGAATAACTAATTGTATTAGTTAAGTGTAATACATGTTTAACAATTCTATTAGGATTAATAAAACCCATTGAAATTCTATTTTGTAATTCACTTAGGTCAATATCAAATATAAATCTACTCGGTTGTTTATTGAAAGTACCATATGATACCTCAGTAACCGGATTCTGAGAATTGTTATATAGATTATTATCTATTAACGTATTATTCTTGAGAAAATATGATCTAAATATTGACATATTAATTTTAATATAAATACCCCAATAACAAAAAAGGACTTTCAATCGATAGTCCTTTTTATAATTAATATTTAAAAATTAAATTATTATTTTTTTAATAAATTTGATTTAAGATTATTTATTGTTTCAGTGAATTCATTGAGTTTTTTCATTAAACCTAAACTACTTGTGGCAATTTCTTTTTCACCGCCTTGACCTTTTAATGTTATTCCACCTTTTACTTTATTTCTCACAGCAAATTCATTACCGTCAGCATCAGCATATCTATCACCAATATTACCATTATATTCTTCATAACCAATTTCTTCATCAACTTCATCACCAACATTTTTTGGTTGATAACCAAGTAAACGATCAGTTGTATCTTTATCACTATAACCCATTTTTTTAGCATGTTCTACTGGTGAACCCATATTTTTATCGGGATTTGCGGGATTATATTCATCTTTTTTATCACCTTCTTCAGATTTTGCTTGATCTTCCATTGCTTTTAAACGAGTATAATAATCCGGAAATTCTGCAAGATGATCCATAGCAATTTCAAATGCTATTAATGGATCATCAGTATGTTCATTTTCAACATCAACACCCATTGATAATTGTTCTAAATCAAATTCTAATGGTGATTTATCATCAGCTTTTCCACCGGGAATCATATCACCAGCTTCTTCTTTTTCTTTTGCGAGTTGTTCAATATTATTCGATTGTTTTGTTGATGAATCCAGATTAACATTGGTTAATTCTTCTTCATTTTCACCCAAATTAAAAACTTTTTCAGTATAATATTTTTTACCGTATTCATTAAATGATGGGTCGGCTTCGTGTCTTTTAAACACATAATATTTATTACCTTTAATATTTTTAATACCTAAAAATGTTCCTTTATTTTCATAAAATTCACCTTTTTTATATTTTACATTAATTTGATTATCTAAATCATTTACTTGTTGATGAATTGAAGACATTGTTGTTTGTTGACTTGGTAATTCATCATAATTATTTTCTTTAATTTTAATTTTTTTAGAATATTTTTTAGGTTTTTTATTATATTGTTTTTGAGGACTAAATTCCTTACCCAATTCTTTTGGATATGCACTTTTTTCTTCTTCTTCTTCAATGAATCTATCAGCAAATTCGGGATACGTTCTTTGTCCAACCATATGTTGTCCCGGTTTATCTTCTTGTGATGGTTTAACAACACCAGTTAATTTTTTAATTTCTGCTTGTATTTGATCCATTGTTGGTGATTGATTACCACTGGTAATAAGATTATCATATGCCTGATTAATTATTTGTTTTTTTTCTTCAGGTACTTCTTCAATTGGTTCATCGTCAACTGGAAGTGGATCATGAATTCCCGGTAAAGTGTTAACATCATCATTATTATCTAAAACTGTTGATATTTCAGTATCATCATATTCTTGTGGTAATTCAAAATTATCTTCATTTACTTTTGCCATTTTTTCTATAAAAAATGCATTAGCAATTTTAGAAATTAAATTAATATATTCTTCTGAACCCATTGATGTTATTTCATTACCAAAAAAATTTTTAATTTCATTTATTGCCAATTCAATATATTCCCTTTTACTCTCAGGAGAAAGTGATTTCAAATGTCCATCTTGTGCTTTTTGTATAATAATATCAGCAATTTTACTGATGTCAATAGTTTCATTAACTACCTTTTTCAATTCAGGGGCATTTACTCTAAGTTTAGGATTTGTTGGTTTTTCATCAGCATACTGAATTGGTTTTATCATTCCAACCCTATCTTTAGCACCATATGGGTATGAATCAATTTTTTTTATTGAATCTTCATATAATTCATCAAATTCCGGTTCACCGTCTTCCACATCCATATATTTATCAATAACATCAAAAAATTCATTTTTATGTTTAGTGTTGAATTCTTTAAGTTCATTTTCATCAACTTCTACCGATTCACCATCAGATGCGGAATCAAAACTAAATGTTATTAATGCCACATCTTGAATATCATAAACACCATCTTGATTATCTTCATTTAAAATTACTTTAAATGTAAATGTTATATTATTATTTTGTTTATCAAGACAAGTTAATTCAACAAAAGATTCATTATCACCAGTTTGAGTATTTGATCTTTCAATATTTAAAAGACCTGTTTTAAGATTATTAAAAGCTACTTCAAGAACACCAGATTTAGAATAATTCTGCATAATTCCTTCATTTAATTTAATTTTATTAATACCCTGAAATATTTCAAGAAATCTTTCTTTACTACCAACTTTGTTATATATTTTCATGTTATTTATTTTTATTCAAATATTATTGGATATAAATTACCAAATTCTCTCATAACTATACCTGCAAATGCATTAGCTTCATTTTCTACTTCACTGCCAGTTTCGTTTGAATTTTGATCTAACTTTCCTTTTTTATTTTGTTCATGATGTTTTAATTCATGTACTATTGTTCTACAACCATCAGCCAAATTTCTATTAGCTAATACAACCCTTAATTCATTTTTTTCTGGTGTATATTTACCAAAAGATTTCATATTTGAAGCTTCTTTTTCATCATATGAAATTATTATTTTTGGTATATCATTTTCCAAATCAAGTTTTTTATTAACAAATTGAATTAATTTCTCAATAATTTCTTCTTTTTTTTCTTTAGGTAACAAAGCTTCAGTTAAAACAACATTATTAATTTTTTGAAACATCTCTAAAAGTCGTTCCTTTGAACCATATTGATGAAATATTTTCATAATTAATCTTGTTGTTCTTCTCTACCTCTTAATTTTAAACTAAATCATTAAAACTATCAAGAACATCTGATTTAGATTTTTGTGGTAAATCATCAAAATCCGCTATAAATGTTCCATCTGGTAATTCATTTATTCCTTTTTCTTTCTGTTCTTCTCTTTTTTCGTTAAACCAATTACCTGACCAAAAATCATTAAGATTGAAATAGTATGGATATGACACATTGGTTTTACTCATCAATTTTTCAGAATTAGTTGGTTCACGAACTTCTTCAACTTCCGCATTCAATTTGGACATTTTATCGTTTAAACCATTAACAGTATTATTTAATGATTCCAATTCAGTATGAATACTTTTCATAGCTTCAATATTATGTTTAATAATATCATTTTGAATATCATTAACTTCAGTACCAGTTCCCGGAGGTGGCGTTTCTCCACCCATAGATACAGGTGGTATATTAGTATCTTCAGCACCAGTTCCCGGAGGTGGCATTTCTCCACTCTGATCAAATGCTGGTGTAGGTGCTTCAGGAGTATCCATGCCAATTGGTTGATCATTACTTGGTGCAGGTGGTGTTTGACCTTCTGGTTTCGGAGCATCTTCTTGTTCACCAGCTTCATTTGTTAGCACAGGAACTTGATCAAATTCTTCAGAATCACCAATTAATGGTTGATACCTTGGAGATTCATTTATTTGGTAATCAAAACGATGTTTAATTTTCCTTAAATGTTCTTCAAGGAGAACACCTTTTTTTTTATCATTTTTCATTGAATGAATGTTATTAATATACTTCTCTTAATAATTGTTTACCATCTTTTGTAATAAGAATTTTATCAACACGCTCAATTATGCCTTCTCTTTCATCAAGAATAACTTTTTTTGTCGTATTAATTTTTTCTTTTTCTTCCAATTCTTCTATGGTTTCGGAAGTTCCTACAAAATCATTAAGGATTTTTTCTACATTTGTTTCCATAGTACTTATAATTTATTTCTTATAAATACTATGCAACATTCATTTTGACATTATGATAACCAGATATCTTTTAAGGTAGTAAAATTGAGGAAATTATTTATATAAAATATAAATAATTATAATGCTTTAATTTTGTTAATTATATTTGTTGTTGATCGTCCATCAGTTGGATAATAAATAACTCCACTTTTAGTATATTCAGCACCAACTATAATTTTATCTTTATATTGATCACCAATTACCATATAATCAATTTTAAATTTATTTATAAAATATATAAGTTCTTTATCATCATGAAATGAAACGACACTATCAACCATTTTAAGATTAGCAACCATTTTTACTCTGGAATAAATATCATTAATTGGTCGTTTATTTCCTTTTAACATTTTAACTCGATCATCAGTATCAATACCAACATATAAATGATTCACAGTAACAGCATAATTCCGTGAATATCCTTTAGTATTATATAATTTAGCATACCAGAGCAAATCCATATGTCCTGTATGTAAAATATCAAAACATCCATTTACCCAAATATTCATAAAATTATTTTTTTATAATATAATAACAATCATTATCTATTAATATTTTTTCTTCTTTTTTTTGAAGAAATTCATCAACTGCAATAGTTGCACCTTTACAATAATCTGAATTATAGTCATCTAATATTATATATCCACCAACAATCATTTTATCATAAAAAAATTCTAATGCTAATTTATGTGACAAATATTGATCAACATCTAAATGAACTAAATTGAATTTAATATTTATAATATGTTTTCCAGTTTCTTCAGGAAAAATACCTTTAAATATTAGAACATTAATGTCAGGAAATAATTTACAAGTTTCATCATATGATGTATCGTAAAAATCACCAAGATTATGCCAATTATCACAATCAGATTTATAAGGCATACCATTAAATGTATCAAATAAATATAAATTACTATTTTTATTCATTACATCATATATTACTTTTGCACTACCACCTTTATAAACACCAACTTCAGCAATATTTGCTTCAATATCACCCAATTCAATTATTTTATTTTTAATAAAATTAATTTTTTTCTTTAAAACAATAGTTTCACCAAATTTTAATGTATCGCATTTTTTCATGTAAATTTTTCAATAATATTATAAATTCTTTCTGCAGCATGTCCATCACCAAACGGACAATCGTAATTAATTTCATAATCATTAATATGTTTCAAAAATTCACCAAGTAATAATTCTGGTGATTCTATCATAAATGTACTCTGTCCTATTGCTTCAGGTCGTTCAGTAATAATTCTGCAAGTTAAACATTTTTTATTAAAAAAACTACATTCTTCTTGTAATCCACCACTATCAGTAATTACAAGTCTTGTTTTTATTAATAAATTAAGCATATCCTCATATGATAACGGATCAATTACTTTAACATATTTTAATAAATGTTTATGTTTTTGAACATTTGGATTTGGATGTATAGGCAAAATAAATTCATATTGAGGATATAACTTTGCAAGTGTGTTGATTACAGTAAACCACTGGTCAAGCCAGTGATGATTTTCACGTCTATGTAGAGTTATTAATATCTTATTTGTATATTCACATTTTTCCTTATACGGTAAAAGATTATCTATTACAGTATTTCCAACTACGAAAAATTCACCAAAACATCTTTCTCTTGTAAGATTTTTTAATGCTTCTTCAGTTGGACATAAATGAATATCGGCAATTTGCGAAATAAGTCTACGATTAATTTCTTCAGGATATGGATTTTGTTTATTGTATGTACGAAGTCCTGCTTCTAAATGAATTATTTTAATATTATTATGAAAAGCTGTTAATGCTACTGCAAATGCTGAAGTAGTATCCCCTTGAACCATAACATGAGTAATATATGGATGTTTATTTAAAAATTTTCCAAAATTATTAATGTTTCCAACTACAATCGAATCTAATCTGTTTGATTCTTTATTTTCTTTAATGTTGAATGAAAAATCATATTTGTTCCTATTTACTATATTTTTATGTTGTCCAGTAAATGCATATAAAACTGGAATAAAATTTTTTTCGAGGGTTTGTACTAACTTAAATGTTTTTAATTCCTCTGGACGAGTTCCCGCAACTATTAATATACATTTTGTATAATCAACCGAATTCTTGAATTCATTTTTATATTCGATAGTTAATAATTTTCTTAATTTTTTTAAAAATCCATATGGTATTCTTATTAATCTAATATTATTCTCATTACAATATTTAGTTTTAATTATTTCATTTTCTTTTATTTTTTTCAATTTGTTTTGAAAAATACCCGTTTCCCTATAAATAAAATGTTGCTCACCATCATATTCAATACAGCAATTATAATCAGGTAAATAAAAATCAAATGGAAGGGGTCGCCTTTCACCCCTGCAATTATTAAATAAATATTCTTTAATAAAATTTATATTTAGTTCATTCAATATTCTTGAAATTTCCTTTTCTCCCTTAGATTCTTTATTGCACACGGGACACCATGTACCATTTGATATATGTTTTGTTGTTGCAAGCCAAGTATGATTATTTTGACATTCCCATTCGTATTTATGATTAACTGATTGATATCTTGATGATAGACAAATACCATTATTCTTTTTTGCTAAATTATTTAAATATTCAACACCAAAATATTCTTTCGATAAGAAATTTCCTCCCTTTTCTTTAATTATTTTCAGTAATTTATTATATATATTTACTTTTTTTAAACGCATATTATATATTTTATTGTTCCGTATACTAATATTATCATAATTCAAATTCTTTTAATACTTCAGGTAATTTTTCGGTATATTTAATTGCTTTATACCATGCAGTTGGGTATACTGGATGTAAATTTAACATTTCGGGTGTCCATTTTAACCAAATATTATCATACCATATATCAATATTAAAGTCATTATGATGACCCCATGTTTTTAATTTTTCTTTAAGTTCATTATCAGTTAAAACATATGAGGCGTGATAACAAATAATATTAGGAATATTTATGATCTGACTTCCAGTTGGTTTTCTTTTTCTTTCAAATTTTACTCCTTTTTTTAAATTAATAACTATTTGTGGATGACCAACCATTTTATTTGAAAGATTTGCAACAGTTATATATTTAAATGTTTTCCAGAAACTAATCCACCCACAAGTATAAATATCATAACTTGGTTGATTAAAAATAAAATTTTTAATTTTTTCGAAATCATCATGAAAATAAAATTCGTCTGCATCATGTATCATTAGATAATCCATTCCATCTTCATTTGCTTTATTTACACAGGCATTTCTTTGAGCCTCTTCGGTTAACCAATCACCTTCAATAATACTTATTTTATTAATAAATTTTGATTGTTTTATAATATTTAAATTAAACGAATTTTTATAAATATTTCTTGCATTTGGATTATAACCCCAAGGTTTTTCACTATATGCAATATAAATTTTATCAACATGTGGAAATGCATTTTCAATATTTTTCATTATCCAATTATCTTGACCAAATAATACGATGTGTGTTGCTATTTTCATGTTAAAAATACTTCTTTGAATTTATTCATTACAATTTCGGGAACATAATCTCGATATGCATTCCAATCAATCTCTGGTTTAGGTGTAAAATCATTAATAATTTTCTTTAAATCCTTATCATAAAAGTATTTTATTGCTTTATTACCCAACATTTGAAGATGAGCTGATTCTCTTTGTAAACCACCAAATGTTATTATCGGTTTATTTCTTATTGAGAATTCTGCAACTGCCAAACCAAAAGTTTCACCAGCAGTTCTTGCATGTAACATAGCATCACAAGTGTTAATAAATCTTGTTTTATATTCTAAATCCTGATTACCATCCAAATGAATTACTTTTGATGAATCTACGAACTTATTAGTATACATGAAAAGAAAATAAATATCATTTCGAGTCTTAATAATTTCTTTGACGACATTTTTTACAAATAAAATATCAAAAGTTTCAGCACCACCATGACGACCAAAAACAATAGCATTTTCAGGTATTCCAAGTTCTTGTCTTAAATTTCCTTCAATATTTGGCAAGTCTAACATATATGGTACATAAGGAATATTAAATCTATTACCTAACCATTTAGATATTGCTGCATATACATCACCATGTGGTTGATAATTTTGAAAAACCATATGTATTACTGTTTTTCTACCTAATGAAACAATTCCATCATTTATTCCTGTTTTTTGGGCATAAAAAACATCCACTTGCTCTTTATTTAAAAATGGTTCTACATCTAAAAAATTTTTATATTGTAAAACCTTAAATCTATCTTTAAATTTTTTTTCTGCAAGAGGATGTGAATAGTTCCAAATTGAAGGGTCTTTTGAAATTATAATACTTTCATTTTTAAGAATTTCTTCATTATATTTAGCATAGTCATACATTGCTACTTCAGTACCACGTAAACTAAGTTGATTTGTGTGAAACGCTATTTTCATTATTTGTGTGCATAAATTATTTGAAATTTATAATTATCATAAAATAATATAATTTCATCAACTAATAATGGATAAAATTGTTTTTCCAGCCATTTCATATTTGGATTAATTACATGTTGTCCACCATCAATTATTTCATTTTCACTCTTTTGTATTATTTCGTGTCCAAAATAAAAACCATCTTTTGTTAATATCCTTTTAAATTCATTAATTGCTTTAATTTTATCATCTACAGGTAAATGCATTAATACTGCACCAGTATAAATTACATCAAAAAATGAATCATCATACGGTAAATTTTTTAAATCCCCAATTTGAAAATTAATATTATTTCCATATTTATCAATACAATATTTTATACGATGTTCTTGAAAATCAATACCATAATATTCATCCCAAAGTCCAGTATTTTTAAATTCATTAATACAATAACCTGAACCACAACCAGCATCTAAAATATTTCCACCAGCAGTCTTTTTTAATTCAGTAATTTTAGGAATTACTACTGTTTTAATTCTAACTATGGATTTAAAAATATTAATTGATGTATTAGCATCATGTTTCCACAAATCAACACCACCCAATTCATTTTTCCAATATTCTTTTGGATTATACATATTTATCTTTTTTAACTATTGAACATCCACAATCACTTATTGAGTCTTTAAAATCTTCAAATTTATCAAATTTATGTTTCATTTCATCCCATGCAATCCAAACACTGCATACTTTAGGTTTACTTCTTTGCCAATAATCATGTGCCCAAATACAATAACTATTTAAAAGATTGTTTTGTAATATTAATTCAATTTCATTTTTTACATGTTGATAAGTATGATCACCATCTTGAATTATTAAATCAAATTCAAATGATTTAGATAAATAAATTAAAGAATCTTGAAGTATTCTTGTAAAAATTTTTGAATGTAATTTATTATATTCAAGTCTTTCTTGAATATCTAATAAAGTTACTTCTCCAATTCTATTCATTTCAACTGCTTGTAAAATATGATTAGAACTTTTACCTAAAAAATTACCAATTTCTAAAATTCTTTTTGGTTTTAAAATTCTAATTAATACATATATAGATTTCCCTTCACTTTCCCATATACTACCTCCGGGTTCTTCCGGATAACCACCATATATTGACTCATTATAATAATTTGTAAAGTCTACTAAATTAACACCAGTTAGTTTTTGAAAACCATCGTAATATGATTTTATAAAATCTTCTTTTTTATTCATTTTATTAATTTTAATCTGTCCATCCTCTTTTACCAGTATTTAAATGATGATATCCCAAATTTTCTGCTAATACTTTATTATAATTTCTTTTAATAGCTTCTTGGGCGTTTCTTATTTTAAGTGGAAATCTTATTTCATTAATTTTTAAATCGCTATTATTAAATAAATTATATAACCATACTTCAGGAGAAATACTACCGTTAAGGTCTTTAGGTATTAAATTTTCATCTTTTAATGGTTCAATTTTAGAAAATAATTTCATTGCTGCCTTTTTTGATAAATAAAATACTTCCATCATATAATAATTATCACCCCATTCTTCAGGCATTCTACAAATAATATCATATCTACCAGTTATAATATCATTAATATGTCCTTGAACAGTTTTAATAAAATTTTCATTAATTCTAACATCATCATGAGAAAAAACAATAACATCAAAATCAGTATTTAATATTTCTTTTATTGATAAAATACATCCATTAATACATCCAATTTTATGTGATTTTTCACCAAATTCTATTATAGAAAAATTAGAAATTTCTTGAAAAATATTAATAAATTTATCATTATATGCAACACTTATTATTGCATTTGGATAATATTTTTTTTCAATTAATATTGTATCTTTTAATGTTTTAAATCTATTATAAACATTATGTGTAAAAACAATTTTCATATATTCAATACTTTATATGCTGTTATATGTTGGAAATCTACCCTATCTTTTACTACAATAGTTTTATACCCTAAAAATTCCCAATCTATTGGTTGCCATTCAGATAAATGAATTTCATATTTATTATTATATACAATATTTTGTGGTTCAAAACCTAATGGCATTCCAAATATTATTAATTTATTAACCTTTTTTTCTATTTTTGAAAGCGTGTTTATAAAAACATCTTTTTTTATGTGTTCAGGACCGTGCCAAAATAACATACAATCTGTAGTTGGATAATTATTTATATCTAAAATATTACCCAAAATTATTTTATCTTCTGGACATCCCTTTTGAATTGCATCTAAAATATTTGGTTTGAAAATTTCAAGAATTTTCCAATTTACATTATTTTCATTACAAATTCTAATCCACCAATGTCTACGAAAATCTTCCCAATTATGAAAACCAACATTTAAAAATGATTTCAATTCTAAATTTTGATTTTCGGTTAATATATTAACGACCGATAATTCTCTTTCTGAATAATTGTGTGGGGGTATTTTAAAAATATTTACCATATACAAACTTTATTTAATGTTGAAGCACCTAAATGATATCCTCTTGTTAATTTTAATTGTAAATATGGGTCTAAAATTGATCCAATATCTATATATGTATTTTCTTTACTACAAAATTCCCATAACTCAAATGTAAGTACGTTTGCAAGAGGACCTGCAGCAAAAAGAAATAATTCATTTTTTATTTTTTTAGATAAAATATATTTTGCAATTTCAATAAATAATAAATAATTTTCATACCATGCATCTGTACCAACATACCATACTTTATTAGGTATAATAGGTAATTTATCAAGTTTTGAATTTTCATTAATAACTAAATTAACAACATTATTGTTTAATTCAGGTATTAATTCGGAAATTGTTTTAATATAATTAGCATTAACAAAAATATTTGCCCATGTTAAATGTTCTTCATCCTGACCAGATTTTTCTTTCATATATAAATATTTTTCCTGTCCAACACAACATGGGCATGCAATTCCAATATAATAATTATTATCAATATGTGTATATGATGTTTTTAATCTATTTTTTACTTGATCATATTGTGATAAATTAGGGTCATATCTAAATTCACCATTACCTTTTGAACGAATGTCAATATATTTACCTTCAAGTATTGATAATTCACCATCACCCCAACGAGATAAAGAAAAATGTTCACCAGACTTAATCTTATTTAAAAATTTATAAAAATCACCTTCAAATGTTTTCATATTATTTTAGATCATTAACTGTTTTCCAACCATTATCTATACAATATTTACATACATTTCCTCTTTCTTCATAATGTGATCCTTTTTTCCATGAAGCATTTATATCGTTACCAATTTCATTTCCGGTTTTAAAATCTGAACTCCATAAATCTTTATTATTTTCAGGGTGTGGGGGAACAAACGTATTAATATTTCCATATTTTTGTGTGAGAAATGAAAACATAATATCTTCACCATTGTCCCAAGTAAATGGTTTTTCATACCATAAATATTTTATCCATTCTTGTCTAAAAAACCAAGCATGACCGACTAAATCAACTCTTTTAGTATTTGGTAAATGTTGACCATTCCAACCAACCTTTTCAAAAGGTATATATGATTTTTCTTTAAGTATTACACCACTACCCCCAAGAATACCATTTGTTTCTGATTTTTCAATTGTTTCCATACAATTTTTAAACCAGTCTTTTTGTGGAATAGTATCATCATCAAATATTGCAATAAATGGGGTTTTAATTAAAAGTGGTATAGTAAATCTTCCAAAAAATTTAGTATTCCAATTACAAGCATATGTTTTAATTTCTTTATCAATTGGAAAATATTGTGCAACATCACTTTTATTATACCAAACATGAATATTTTCACTTTTAATTAATATTGATTGATTTCTTATTGCCTCAATTTGTTTTTCAAGCATATGAGGTCTTTTATAGACATTTAATATTATACTTATCATAATTTACCAATATATTTTTGAGTATAAACACCACCTTTACCGTTTTTTCTTACATCACAATGTAATTTCGAATCATCATTTCCATCATGATAAACCAAAGATTTATCCGTTCTATATATTGAACCACACATGCTTTTAATCGCTGCACCTATTTGTGTCCATGCTTGAACAGGAGTTCCCGGTTTACTTACAATTTCAGCATCTACTGGTTTCATTTCATAATTCATAAATTTAATTACATTATCATCAATTAATGCAATTCCGTCTACAAAATCATTTCTTTTCCACCAACTTTCATATTCACTTTCTTTATTGAATGACCATAAATGTGGTGATATTACCATAACATATTCTTGGGTTTCTTTTATTTGAAAATATAAATCAACTATATTATCTAAAAAATTATCTGATAATATAAAATCATCATCCATTTGTAATACAGTATGACATTGGATGTTTTTTAAATGTTCCCACATTTGATTATAACAATACCAATGTAATACTTTTCCATTTGGTTTATCATTACTTAAATAAATTATATTTGGAAATTCTTTTGTTAATGATTTATACTTTAGATTGGTAGAACCATCATTTAATAAAATAATTTTAAAGGTATATTTCGTTGGTTGTTGATAAAATTGTTTAATTAATCTTTTTACTTTTTCATATCGATTAAAAGAAGGAATACAAATTACTACATCATAATCAACAAATGCCTTTTTTTGATAAATTATTGATTTATCTACACCATGTGAAATTCTAATATTAACAATTTGTGGATTTTTACCATAAATTCGCAACCTTTCCCTATCAATATGATTCATATTATTAATTATTAAATTCTTATTTTGTTTAAATTTATTAAACTTATTTATATTTTTTTCAAGAAAAATTTGTTTAGTTAATATAATTTCATTTCTTTTTTTTATTAATTTTTTTATGTCAATATTTTTTCTCTTCATATTGATTGTAATTAGTTGTATTATAATTAACTTTATTTTTTCCGTCTTGTCTGTTTTGTGTATAATAAGAGTATTTTTTTGTTTGAAGATTTAAATTTAATTCAGGAAATATATCAATATGCACTACTCTAATATTTTCTATTTTTTTTAATTCATATCCACGTTCTCTCATTTTATTATTCAACATAAAATCCCAATATGTTGATTCATCTACTATCCAAAAATTAATGTCTTCAACTACTTTTCTTCTTTGCATATTTACACATGTTACTATATCACTATCACCAAATTTAATTCCCTCAAATTCAATTATGTTTGAAATAGGTAATTTTCCACCAACACCGTTTCTTTTTAACATTAATTGACCAATTTTTGGAAATTTATCCATAATTTTAACCATGTCACGCAAAAAAAATTCAGTAATTGGAGGACAATCATTATCAAGTTGAACTACGTATTCACAATCTTCGTCTAAATTTTCATATCCAAGTTTAGTTCCACCAAAATCACCAAGATTTATATCTGAATAAATTGGTTTAATTTTATAATAACCTTCTTTTACTAAAGATTTTATCCATTCTTTTGTTCCATCAGTTGATGCTTGATCAATCATAATTACTTTATAGTTATCATAACCTGCTAACCTATCTACTTCTCTTAATGTTAAAACGCTGTATTCCAGTCTGTTACAACACCTCATAATAAAATTAACTCTCATATATTTTTATGTATTAAATAATTATAATGTTTTTCAAATTTATTTTTTTGCGGGGTAATCCAATTCCATTCTTATTTAAATAGATTAATTCATAAAAATTTTTTATTGATTTTTGTTTATTAATAGTTAAAATGGAACAATTACCTCTTTTACTTGTTTTATTCTTTATAATGTGTTCTATATTATTTTTAGTTAAATATTTAACAAATGTTGACCAATCATAATTATATGTAGAACTAAATTCAATTCTTGCTTTAATATTTTTATTTGTTATATAATTTATATTTATACAACCGTCACCGTCAAAATATCCCAAAATAAAAAAAGATTTTAAATGAGATGGAATAATATTAAAATTAGTTTTTGATTTAATATCATAATCCATTTCTTTTAAAAAATTAAATAATTCAATTGAATATGATTTAATTAATTTTTGATTTTTAACTTGTTTTTTATTATTAAATTTATCAATAGAATAAACTGAAATTGAATTACTTATTCTCCAAACATTACCTCTTATATTTTTAATGATGTTATTAAATAAATATTCTGCATCTTCTTCAACTAAAGATATTGATGATTTATGTGTATTTCTTTTAATTATATTACCGTCTGCCCAAAAATATCCTAAAAAATATGCAACTTCAGGAGTATTAGGGTTTATATATTCAAATGGATTATAATTTTTTATGTTATTTTCTTGTTGTGATTTAGATTGTAATTCCCGTGATTTTTCCTTTGAAACTTTAAGTCCTAATGATTTTGCTTTTAAAAATGTTGAGCTTTTAGGTTTTTTTAACTTATTAAAAGAAAATTTCAATCCTTCATCAGAATAATTTTCTTTCAAAAAATCAATTTCCTTTTCAGTCCATATTTTTCCTTTGTTATTATCCATAAATAACATTTATTATATTTACTTACAAATTATGTTTTATTCTTATTGCATTTATAGCGTCAATCTCGCTGTTTGTATTTGAAGTGATACCAGAATCAAGGTAATATGCATAAAATGTCTGATTCTGCACCAAAATGCCCTTAGTGCCATTTTTTACAATAGTTAACCAAAGATCATAATCTTGAAGTCTTTTTAATTTTTCATCAAATCCGGGAAATAATTCTCTACGAATTAGACTCATTGTTGAAATATAATTTCCCCGCATTAATATACTTACATTAAAATCAACCGCAGGTATTTCAAAATTACCATGCATGGGATGTGATTCGGGATGTAAAACAATACCTCGATATCCCGTGTATGCAAAACCAATTCCCGGATTTTTAATTAAAACATTATATAGTGATTCAATATAATTTGCAGGAAGAAGAATATCATCATCACAGAAGAAAATAAATGGTTGTGTTGATTTTTTAAAACCAGCATTTCTTTTTTTAGGTGCACTACCTTCATCATCATTAATTATTATTTCATTAATATTATTTGCTTCGATTAATGGTAATACCATATTTTCAAAAAAATCTTTTCTGTTTTTACTTAACGGAATAATTACACTAATTGGTAATCCATCATCAATACTATCTATTTTTATCATATTAATAAAAAAATTTATCTTTTTCGGTTATTTTATCTCTTAAATTCATTATTCTTTGACTAAAACATGAATTCCAAGATGGAATGAAACGTGTTGAATATATTAAATGATACATATCAATCAAAGCATCTGTTATTACTTCATCTTTATTAATATTCCCATAATGTATGTTTGTTTTTCCTGTAGGTATTTTACAAGGTTTTGTGTATTGAATTATGTTAAATTTATTACTTAGTGCTCCATAAAATTTATCATAAGCATAATAATCATCAGTAGCTAAATAAACAGTATCGAATTTAGCAAATAGTTTTAATATTTCTGGAATAAAATTACAAAAATCATGTTTCATATCAGTATTTCTATAATGAACACCAATATAATTATAATAAATTTTATTTTTCGAAATCATATTAACAATATTTTCATTTACTTTTATATACCAAGGAGCATATAATCCATCCCAAACCCAACTACCACCATTATCAATCCAACTACAATATATTATTTTTTTATTACTTTTTAATATATTATTGTCACAGGCATTAATATTAATTATTTTATCATTTAACCAATAACTGTCTTGAGAATCTGCATAGTTTTTACAATTTGCTTTAATATATGGTTCAAAAATATCTTTATTTAAAGTACTGTCTTGATATAAACAATCATAATTAGTCGAATAATTAAAATTTGGTATATTAATATATTTATTAAAATCATTTTCAAATGGAAAATAATTACAATCAATAATAAGAAATCTATTTAATGTTTTACTTAAATGTATTGCATTATTAATTTGACCTAACATATGATTCAAACCACCTGAAACCTTATAAATTAAATATTTCATTCTTCAAACACAATAGGTAATTCTTCTTTATATTTTTCTGTAAATTGTTGTCGATTTAATTCCCATTCTTGATTTGTAATTCCAACCGATTTATGTAAAATTCTAAAATCAGTAGTGACACCAATATTACAACCAGCTAAATAATTTGGAACACAAAAACTTAAATCATAAAAATGAAATCCTTTAAATTCTTCATCGAATTGTGTTTCAATATTATTACAATCAACTGCCATGAATACTCCATCCACCAAAACTACAGGTACAATAAATCCTTTTTTTGGTTTTGAATATTCATTTACCCAAGTATTATAACCATCTGTGTGTTCTACAATACCAAACATTTTTAATCTATCATGCCACCAACAACCATTTTCATGAAGAAATGTTGTTCCCGCAACACCAATTATACTATAATTAGTATTATTAAATTTTGTTAATAATAATTTACCCCAATTTTTAGTTCTGAAAATAATATCATTATGGCAAAACACCATAATTGAATTAGTATCATTATGTTCACGAATTGCTTGGTTATAAATTTGTGGAAGGCTGAATTGATTAAAATTCGTATAGAAAACTATTTTATTTTTTACTCCAATAGTATCATTAACATGTTTAATGAATTTTTGATTTTCTTTTTCAGATAAATGTGAGGAAAAAACAACAATAATTTTATTTTTCATTAATTTAAAATTGGTATGTTTAGAATTTAAATAACTGTAAACATACCAATTTTAAATAAAAGATGCAAGGATTATTGATTTTGGTAGTTAGTTAATTTTGCTTCATAGTCAGCTTTTGCTTTAGATATTGGAAAGGGAATTCTAATTACTGCACCGTCCGGAATATCAAATTCATTTAAATATTCTGGATTTGCATATAAAATTATAAAATCATAAAATGGATTACCATAATATTTTTGTGAAAATTTATCCATTCTACTAAAATTTGTGTTCCAATTTTCAAATTTATCACTTGGATTAATTGGTATTGAAACAAATGGCATCATACTCGATGTACCATCGTTATTTTTTAAAATTGTATATCTTTTATAATCAGTATATGGCATAATTTTTATGTTTTATCTTTCAGGATTTTTCTTTTTATCTTCCACTTTTAATGTTGCAACTTTTGTTGCTAAAACACCTTCCATATATGCTGCTTGATTTTCAGCAGCTTTAGAAGGTAATGCGTAAACACCTTCATTTGAATAAGTTGAGTTTGCATAATAATTGTAAGATACTGCATTTTGTAGTGCATCAATAGGTCCTTTTAATGATTGACCACCAATAATTTTAATATTTAAAGTAATATTTGCAAGCATTGGTTGCATACCAAAACCTTCAGGGTTCAAATCCCAAGTAGTATCAGTATAATCAATATTTAAAGTTTCAATTATAATTTTAGTATACATAAAATCAGCAATTCTTAAAATACAAATTGGTTGACGACCAAATACTGAATTTTTTGCTCTATATGTTCCATTTTCTTCGATTGTACTATATTTTTTAGCTGCACCTTGTCTTAAACATTGATGTAAAAATGTTAATCTTTTATGAAAATCTTCTGGTGTTTGTGAATGAAAAGCGGATTGAAAATAATTACCACTTATTGCTTTAAAACCGTTTAATATTCCAGTATTAATTGTTTTTTCTTCATAAACTAATGAATTGTCATTTATAGAATTTGTTTGAATCGGATTATTTTGTACAATAACTTCATCTTGATTAGTTTTTGGTAATTTTGGTGTATATGGTTTAGAATTTCTTTTAAAATGTATTGTTGCATATCTTTCTTCTTTAGTTACTTTTTCCGGAATTGCTGCTTTAGTTGCATTATCTATACTTGCTTCAGAACCCCCTTTACTTCCTTTAACAATAGTCCCATTAGATTTTTTTGAGGTAATGGTATCATCAGCTTTAATAGTAATTTTATCTGCAATTGTTTGACCAAAAATTGCTGTTAATCTTTTTTTAACTAAAATTATTGTAGCATCTACTCTACGTTTAGCAAGATCAATATTATAATCATTACCTGCAACAACATCTTTAGAATTTAATTCAGTATATAATTTTGATGTACCTGCCCAAACAGTAACATCATAATATTCTCTTGCTTCTTCATTATCATATAAATCTTTAAGAGAATTATTTAAAATATTTTTACCAAATTGATCTTCAATATTACCAATATTATATTGTGAAATATATGTACTTGCACTTAATGTATATGGTGGATTATTTATTTCAGTTAATCCTGATATTATATAAATTAATTCATTAATACCAAATGTTTTGTCTCCATTTTTTGGTATTACATCTTTAGCAATTTCATATGCCATATCATTATACATTCTATCAAAAATAGTGGCATCGTTATTTATTTTTGGTTCGTCATTCGGAAATGATATATTAATATCATTTTGTTTATTAAAATTAGGTTCAGGTGTTGATAATTCTGGATTTTTATTTTCAGTTTCTTTCTTTTTTAATGGAGGTTTAATATATGGATCACCACCAAAAGCAAAAAAATTAGCAATCTCTTTTTGTTTATTTGTTCCTTTAAATTTTTTATTTTTTAATTGTTCCGGATAATCAATAAGTAACGTGAAAGTAAGCGTAGCACTTCTTTCAGAATTCATATAATTATACATTGGTTCATTCCTACCAATCATAACCGTTGATTCGAATTTTGCAATTGCAGTTTCTTGAATATTAATACCATATGGTGGAAACCACATAACACGACCATTAAAAGCACCTAATTCACTTACTGGAATTTGTGTACCATATTCATCATCCATTATTGCATAATCATCATTTGGATCATTTGCAAAAACACCTACAGCAAGATTTTCAATAGAGAACATTAAATTCCTATTATTAATAATATTTTTATTTGATGTTGTATCTATTGTTGGATGAATTCTTGGTAAAACCGATTTATAAATTACGGAATTTTCATTACCATTATATAATTCATTTCCATTAAATCTAATTGCTTTAGCAAATCTATCATATTGATCTAAAGCACTGTGTTGACGTATACCTGATTTACCAGCATTATCACCAATATATTTACTATCATTTGCTGTCCAAAGTGCAGAACCATTATAACCAACAAATTTATCCCCTTTTTTAAATGCTTTTTTTGTGATATCAATAGATTCACCACCAGATGCTGTTAATAAATTTCTTGTATATTCCAATAAACCCTTTCTTACGTCAAATTTAGTTGTTATATTTCTTTTTGTGGATTCAAAATTATTTTTAACTTCATCTGTATCACCACGCAATTCTTTATTTGTTTTATCAATTAAATCATTAACCCCGGTAGAACCCCAAATAAATTTATCTAACAAATTATCATTACTAAATTCGGTTGTTGTATTTTCATCAACCCATTCATTAATTTCTGTTTTATTTTTTAGTGAAAAAGTTTTACCTAAATTTTTAATATAATCAACATCAGCAGCATATTCTTGTATAGTATTACCATCTAAATTAAATGAATTATACATACCTTTATTTGCTCTATCAACAAAATTCGATAATGCAGTTGAATTATATAAGTAAGGATAGAATTTTTTGTTATCAAAAGTAAAAAATGTTGTTTTACCTAACGAAATTCTTGGTTTTATTGATTCATTAGCTTTGTCAGCATAAGTAATAAAAACATTATTTTCAGTATTATTATTAGGTTTAAATATATTTTTATTAACAGCTTGAAATAAAAAGCTTAATTGTCCAGTACCTGTTTTTTTAATATAATCATTGTTTGTTGATTGACTATCAAAATCATTATCTTTTTTTGGATACCAAAATTTTAATCTATCAATAAAGTTACTAAATGTTCCAATATCTGCTCTGGTAGTTACCCGATAATCTTTATTTGCTGTAAATAATTTAGTTTTTGGATTTCCATCAAATAAATTAGAAATTTTAATAACTGGAAGTGTTTGTTGGGAAATATGTGATGACGCATTATATGCTAATTGTGTTCCCAACATTGCCAATCCAATTTTAGTTAATGGTGTTGGATTATCTATAAGTCTTCCATATACAGTATTTTCTAAATTAAATGATTTAAATGGTGCAACAATTGTAGCAATACTATTAATTGAATCAACAATTTTTGATCCGGTTGTAGGATTTGAAAGATTATATTCTTTATCAAGATCATAAAGATTACGAGAAATCAATACTTCTCTAAAATCATTTGAATTAGTTAATAATCTTGAGTTTGTAACACCTTGAGTATTATTATTACCATTTACACTACCAGCAAATATTGTTGACATTAATTAATCTTTTTAAATAAATACTTACGGAATAATTTTCTAAGTATTTTGATCACCTTTACCATGCATTAATGATTGGTGTTTTTGAATTGCTAAATTCACATTATATGATTTTTGCATAAATTTTTGTCCATCAAGTGTAAGAGTAATTTCATTTACCATCGCAACTCGACCTTGTGTAAATTCAACTTTTAATGGTTTACTTAAAATATTTGCTAATTCTGAAAACATGCCACCACCTTTAACATTTAGTTTTGATAAACTTGCAACTGTTTGTTGAACAGCAAGCAAATCTTCTTTAGCACCTGTCATTACTGTTCTAATTTCTTTAAAAGCATTACCAACAACTGCCATAGCTGGAGCATTTTTAGCAAGTGTTCTCATTACTCCCGCAAAAACTAAAAATCCTGCAGCACCTGCTGTGAATCCCAACATTGAAGCTGCTATAAAACCAATACCAGCACCTACTTGTAACATCGCAGGACCAGCATCTTTTGAGGATTCTACAAGTTTACCAAGTCCCATTCCCATTTGACCAATACCCCATGATGCAATACCAATAGCACCACCCATCATTAATAATGCAGCACCTAATGCTAATAATGGTACAGCAGCAGGTGCAGCAACTGCTGCAACGATACCAATACCAATAGCTGCAAGAGGAAATGTTATTGCAAGTGTCATTGCAATAGATTTTAATGTTTTTGCTTGTTCAGGTGTTAATTTTGACATTGAATCCGCAAGTTTACTAATACCTGTAGCAGCAAGTCCAACACCCTCACCCATACCCACTGCTGCAAGACCTATACCTGCACCCGCACCTAAAGATTTCATTCCTGCACCCGCACCAGAACCAAAACTTGGAGCAGCACCCGCACCACCAGAAGTAGGAATCCTACCACTTGTACCACCACCTAATTTACTTCTAATTAATCCACCAAGACCAGCAGCACCTTTACTTGAACCAAAAATTTTAGCTCCAGCCATAAATGCTTTATTAAGTATAAATCCACCAGCTAATATACCACCAGCCACTTTAAGACCAGTAGCCATCCATTCTTTTTGTGAAAATGCTTCAATTGCTTTAGTAACTGTTTCAGCAATTGGTCTAACTGATTTTAATACAGCATCAACCCCTCTAAGCATTGGTAATAGGACAGCTTTTAATTCATTTATTGTTGCTTTAAATGCTTCATCAAAGGTTTGTGCTTGTTTTGCACGTTCTTCTAAAGATTTTCTTTCTTCAATAAATTTATCTGCTTGTGCACTTGTTAATGTAGTAACATCACGCATTTGTCCGGCAATCATTGCTTCAAAACGTCCAGTTTTTGCATTAAAAACAGCAGCACCTTCAATTAAGTCTTTTTGTTCGCTACTAAGACCCATACCAGACATTTGTTGACGCATTCTTTGAATTTCTGCTTGTCGTAAACTCATTTCGGTTAATTGTTCATTACTCATACCTAATGATTTTGCTACAGAAGCAAGTCTATCACGATCAGCAGGACTTATAAATTTTTCAAATGAACCATCTGCCATTTTTCTAAAAGTAACTACACCTTTAGTCATATCTGCAATTTTTTCGGTAAATTTTGCAGGATCATTACGTGATAAGAAAAGCATTTGAAATGGATCAGTTTTTGCAAATTCTCCACCCATTACTTGTAATTGTGCAGCTAAATCAATTGCACCTTCAAGACTTCTTGCAACAGTTGCAGAATCAAGAGCAGCACCAATATCAATTTTAAATTTTTCAGCATACATTGCCATCTGAGCAAAACCTTTAACACCTTGCTGAAAAGTATATGTTTGTAATTTTTTAAAATTATCTCCAATATTTTTTAATACTTTAGTGGTATTAACACCCATTCTTTCTGATGTATCAACAACACCTTGAACATATTCCATTGTTGTTTTAGCATCATACCCCATTAATTCAAATTGTGCACCAAGTCTTGTTGCTGATTCAATACCCAATCCAGTACCTTTTCCAATTAATTCAATATCTTTAACCATTTCGGCAGATAATGCACGTGCTCTACCTGTTTCATCTGCATATCCGGTCATTATAGTTTGAATGTCACCAAGATCACCACCCAATTTTGCAACAAAAACTGCAGATTGTTCAAATGATGATCGCATTATTTCAGCTTTAGCACCAGATATACCAAGATTAAGAATGGTACTACGAATTATTTTATCATTTTGATTTAAATATGTCCATAAATTCTTAGCTAAACCACCAATTTCCTGATATAATTTTTTACTTTTAGCTAAATTATCATTATATGATTTTTGTTCTTTTGTTAAATTTCTTAATGTAATATATTCTTCATTTTGCTGTTTAATAATATCATTTAAATAATCTTTTTGACTTTTAGTTAATTCATTATAATTTCTTTGTAATTCATTAATAGTCATTTGCCTATCACTTCTAACTTGTTGTAATTCAGCAATTTGTTTTTCATTACTTAAATTGTCCCTATATTGACCTTGCAAATCTTTCATCATATCGATAAGAGATTGCATATTTTTTTGTTTATCAGTTAAAGCCATATTAAATTATTATTCTATAGATATAAATACAAAAGACCAAGAATTTTATCTTCTTGATCTCGAATTGTATTTATTTTTTGCTTGGTCTTGAAGTTTTTCTATTTCTTCATTTTCTTTTTGTAGTAAATATAAATAATGTCGTCTTTTATAAATTGGTATTTTTTCAATATAATCAGCATCAAAGTTAGCATGTTTGGTTAGAATGAAGACTTCCTCATCAATCATTTTCTTATACTCACCTGCTAACTGTTTGGGAAAAAAAAATCTATTCCGATTGATAATGTTGCTTCAAAAGTATAACCATCTTTAGCATTAAATTGATATCTCATATCAATATCCGGGGAAACTTCCATAATTTTTTTACGAATGGTAAGTGCATCCAATGCTGGCATTGCATCTACAAATTTATCAATATATGATCGATCAGTTTTTTCATTAATTGAAACAATATGTGCTTTTATTTTTAATGTTGAATATTGACTAAATTCTTCACTATATGCTTCTTGAATTGCTTGTGCTTTTTTAAATATTTGATTTTCTTCACCTGTTGTTAAAAGTCTTAGTTTTGCAATTTTTTTACGCATTGGTAATTCAACAACATAATAACCTTGTTCATCAGGCATTTCCGTAACTTCTTTATATTTTAATTTAGTTAAATCAACAGTGTTTTTAAAAGGTATATTAGTTCTTGGATCATTTACTTGAACAGTATAATCAGTACCATAACTTGAAGTACGTAAAAATAAAATAATTGCACTTCTATCACCAATTAATAAATCTTCAGGATTAACTCCCGGTGTTTTAATTTTTCTTTTTAATAAAACATCAATAACAGTACCATTCTCAATTAAGGAAGGAGTAGTTAATAAATCTTCATCTCTGGAAGTCATATATTCAACATTGACTTCTGAAAGTTTATTTTCATAAAAAATTCCTTTTGATGGTAATTTAACTTCTTCATAAACTGTCATTAAATCGGGATCAGTTTCCCTTGACATAGTTTTTTCAAATTCATTTTGATTAAATGATGTTGGTTTTGGAATTGCAGTTCCTGTAGCCATATTAGTTGATTCTTTATATTTTTTTAAAGCATCTGCTACTGATTCTTTTTGTGGAAATGATGTTTGTCCTTCGTTATCCATTTTATAAAAATTTATATTTTATTATTGTTTTTTGATAAATACTGTGAAAAATATTTTTTAAAAAATTCAAGATTTTTAATTTATTAACGTATTAATATATATAACTAATTATATTTTTAAAAACAGTAACTAAATTAAAATTTTTTAAAAAATGGAAAAAAAAATATTAGTAATGTATATTGGAGTAGCAGGTGTTCGATCAGAAGATATTGAAAATTTTGTACATAAACTTTTAAATAAGATAGCACCAACAACATTTGATGGTGAAGTAATTGTTATTCCAACACAATCTTTAGATACAAGAGTTGAATGTATTGATCCTAAATATATTACTGAAGATGAATTAATTAAAGAGCACACAGAAATGATGAAAATTTTACAGAATGAACTTCAATTTCAATTAGAAGAATTAAAAAAAGAAAATAATGAGTAAAATTAGAGTAGGAATCGACATAAATGAGATTTTAAGAGCAAAATGGTTACAATTTGATCGATTTTATTCTCAAGAATTTGGTGAAGAAGGTGCACCACAACCACAACCATATGTTTATGATTATTTTAAATATTATAGGTGGAATGATATGGTTGAAAAACAAAAAGAATTAAAAGAACCGGACGAAATACCAGAAAATATTAATCCAATCGAATATCAAATAGATGATAAAACAGGTGAATCACCTGCGGATGTTTTTTTATTTAAAAAGGATGAAGAAATAAAACTTACTGCAAGAGAAGTTTATAATCGTTTTATGTATGAAGATTATGTTTTTGAAATTCATGCAAGTGCTACAATGATGTATAAAGGCATGGATTTACATATTAATAAATTTCTTTTAAAATATAGTAATACTGCTGAATTTACTGCATTGTCAGTAGAAAATATATTTAGTATTCCACCAACATTATTTTTTTTAAGTAAAATAACAAGTCGTTTTAAAAATTATCGATTTGTTAATAAATCAATTGATATGTGGAAAGATGTTGATGTCCTAATCACTACTGATCCTGAAATATTAGAATTAGGTGTTCCTTGGGGTAAAAAACTAATAAAATTAATCAGACCATATAATGAAAAAATTAAATCTGGTTCATTAGAAGTATTACAAATTAATGATTTAAATGAAAATAAAGAATTTGAAAAAATAATTAAATATAAAAACAAATAAAAATGAGCGAAGAAATTTTAAATAATGAAGCACGTGATGCTGAAATTCGTAAAGCAGAAGAAGAAAAAATTTTAAAAATAAAAACTTCTTTAAAAAACATCATAAATAAAAAATCAAAATTTATATTCTGTGTACCAGAATCCCAATCACCAGCAGCAAGTGTATATGAAATTTATTTTCATGCAACTGTTGTAAAAAATATGGGTTATGAAGTTGTTGTTATGGTTGAAAAGGGTGATTATATTCCACCAATTTGGATTGAAAAAGAATTAACTGATCACAAACATATGGCATTTAGTGATTCTAAAATGACGGTAGGACCTGAAGACATTATGATTATTCCTGAAGTATTTTCAAACATTATGGAACAAACAAAAAATCTTCCATGTATGAGAATTGGATTACTACAATCAGTAGATTATATGGTTAATTCATTAATTCCGGGAACTGATTGGAGAAGTTTTGGGATTAGTGATATTATTACTACATCTAAAACGATTAAAGAATGGGTTGAAACATATTACGGAAATAAATTTAATATTAAATTTTATAATATTGGAATTCCAGATTATTTTGCAAAATCAAATGTTCCACAAAAACCAATAATTTCAATAGTTGGTAGAAATCCAAATGAGATTTCAAAATTTGTAAAACTTTTTTTTAATCGACATCCTCAATACAATTGGATCACTTTTGATCCAATGCTTACAAAAAGTAAACCACCACAACCAATGAGAAGAATTGATTTTGCAAAAAGATTACAAAATAATTTTGCTGCAGTTTGGATTGACAGAATTTCAAGTTTTGGTACTTTTCCACTTGAATGTATGAAATCTGGTGTTATACCAATTTGTTTAAAACCAGACATTATGCCAGATTTTATGCTTGAAAAAGATGAAGAAGGAAATACAATTAAAATTGTTGAAGGTGGTGGTGTTTGGACGGATAATTATTATGATCTTCCAATTATTACAAGTGAAGTATTAGTTAAATTTTTGGATGATAATATTTTACCTACACTATATGAATCAATGGATAAAATCGTTGAAAAATATACACAAAAAAATGCTGAACTAATGTTAATTAATATTTATCAAGAATATATTAATCAGAGAATTAATCTTTTAAATGCTGCATTAATTCCACAAACAGAACAAAAATAATTTTTAAATTAATTTATATTAAAAATGAACAACTTATCAATAATAATACCAATTCATGAATATAATGATAAATTATCAAGTTATTTAGATAAAGCTATTGAATCAATTATAGCACAAGAAGAAATTGTAAAAATACCAATGATAATTTTGGTGTTTCCGAATACGCTTGAAAATGAAATTAAAGGATTTGTTGAATCACAGATTCAAAAATATCAGGATAAAGGAATAACATATCAAAATTTTTATCTTGTTAATAATTTTGATACTTCAGATTATCAAACACAAGTTAATCTTGCAGTCAAATCAATAAATACTGAATATTTCACTGTACTTGAATTCGATGATGAATTCAGTAAAACTTTTATAAAAAATGCCGAAAATTATATTAATTCATATTCTGACATAGATGTGTTTTTAACTATGATGATTGAGGTAAATAATAAAAATGAAGGAATTAAATTAACCAATGAAACTGTATGGGCACAACAATTTGTTGGTGAAAATGGCGAAATGGGTTATTTGAATCTCAACGCATTAAAGCAATATACTGATTTTAAATTAAGTGGTGCGGTAATCAAAAAATCTGAATTTGAATTCCTTGGTGGTTATAAACCAAACATTAAATTAACTTTTATGTATGAATTTTTACTTAGAGCATTAAATAATGCAAATAAAATATTCAGCATACCTAAAATCGGATATAAACATCTTATTGGAAGAGAAGAAAGTTTATTCGATACGTATCAAAAAATAATGTCAGTTAATGAAAGAAAATTCTGGTTCGAAACCGCAATTAAAGAATCTAACTTTTTAAATGATAGAGTAATTGATATGTCAATGTTAGAAAAATAATTTTATGTTTTGTTATGAAAAATGAAAGAAAATGAAATTAGTGCTCCGTATTTCGCTGAAAGGGAAGAAAAAGCCGTTATAGATTATATTAATTCAAATTCATTAGAAGAAAAAAATAAAATTTATAATCAAATTTTAATTGAACCCTTCCGAAAAATGATACAAAGTATTTTAAGAAGATATCCCATTCATATTGGTAATTATGATATGAGTGAGATTGAATCCAATGCTCTTACTCATTTAATTGAACATATGATTAAATACAGACCGTTTATTATTGAATATAATAAAAGTGATTCAGATAAATGGATTAAAATGGATGTTAATTATAAATTTTGGGATATTGAAGAAGCAAACGAAAAATTAAATTTTTTAATTAAAGAAAATAAAAATATTAATTATAGAATATTTAATTCTAAAGCATTTAGTTATTGTCAAACAATTATTAGAAACTACTATAAAGATCATAGTAAGAAAAGTTATACTGAAAAGAAAATTAATTTATCTTTTGATGATTATATTGATGAAATTAATGAAAATATTGAATATTCGTATGAAATAGAAAGTGAAACTCAAAATAGTCTTGATAAACTTATTGATAATGTTGTTAATAAAATCGAAAATAAAATCGATCAAGACATATTAATGAAAAAAAATGAGATTATTGTTGGTGATGCAATTGCAAACGTATTAAAAAATTGGCATATTTTATTTATGGAAGATACTCCAGATGGGAAATATAATAAAAGGATTACAAATAAATTTGCAAAAAATAAAATTTTATTGTTTTTAAAAGAACAAACTGGTCTATCAACAAAAGAAATTAGATTAGCTATTAAGCCATTTAAAGAAATATATTTTTTAGAAAAAATAACATTTATGGATGATTAAATTATGTTATTTTTTTGTGATAATAATCGACATATTGTTTGTACACCATATTCAGAAGAGAATCTCCATAAAATGGCAAAAATATTAAAAATAAAAAAATATTGGTTTCATAAAAATCATTATGATATCCCAAAAAAGAGAATTGAAGAAATTAAATCAAAATGTATAATTGTATCAAGTAGAGATATTGTTAATATCATAAAAAATGTATAAAATATATCAAACCATTATTGATAAAGATTATGGTAATTGTATGCAAGCTGCGGTTGCCAGTTTATTTGAATTATCATTAAATGATGTTCCAAATTTTAATCTCTTAGGTCAAGATTGGTTTCGTGAATTTTATGCATTAATTAAAAAACATGGTTATGATTATGATGGTTGTCTTTATAATTATAATAAATATCGAATTATTAATAAAAGAAAAGGTTTATCAACTGTACATTTAAAAACCAGATTTAATAAAATAAAACAAATGAAAGGGGTTAAGGGTTATTTCTTTGCATCGGTTTATTCTCCAAAATATTATAATTCTAATGAAGACCCTGCGATAACACATGCAGTTATAATTGATAAAAATCTTAATATAGTACATGATGTTAATCCTAAAAATACTAATATTATAAGTTATCCTGAAAGTAAATTACTTAAATATAATGGAATTCTTGATATATTTATGATAAATCCTATTTCTAATTAATTTGTATTTACAAAATAATAAATTTTTTGTAAAATTTAAGTATTTATGGGAGAATGAAATTTATTTATAAATCATATAAATTTAAAATTATCCCCAATAATGAGCAAAAAGTTCTTTTTGCTAAACATTTTGGAGCTTGTAGATTTGTGTTTAACCATTATTTAAATCTTAGAAAAGAAACTTATTTAGAAGAAAAAAAATCACTTAACTATTATGATAACGCAAATGACCTGACTATTTTAAAAAAGAATGAACAGTTTGTATGGCTAAAAGAAATTAACTCACAAAGTTTACAGTCATCACTTAGAAATTTAGATACGGCATATAATAAATTTTTTAGAAGACAAACTCAATTTCCAAAATTTAAAAACAAATACAACAAACAAAGTTTTACCATACCACAGTCAGTATATATCGAAAAAGATAAACTTTATATACCAAAATTTAAAAAAGGAATTAAAATAAATATTCACAAACAAATTAAAGGTAAAATTCTTTCTACAACAATATCTATGTCAACAACGGGTAAATACTATGTAAGTTTTACTTGTGAAGTTGAATATACCCCATTTGAAAAAACAAATTCAAATATTGGTATTGATACAGGTATAAAGGATTTAGCAATACTTTCAGACGGTAAAGTCTATAAAAACATTAAGACACTTAAAACCAATTTAAAAAAGTTAAAATATAATCAAAGACAATTATCTAAAAAAGTAAAAGGAAGTAATTCCAAATTAAAACAAAAATCAAAACTTGCAATAGTACACGAAAAAATAAGTAATATTAGAAAAGACTATTTACATAAAGTCAGTACAGAAATCATCAAAAACCACGATGTAATTTGTATTGAAGATTTGACAGTAAAAAATATGATGAAGAATCATAAGTTAGCACAAGCATTTTTGGATGTTTCGTTGGGAACTTTTTACACTATGCTTGAATATAAAGCTAATTGGAATGACAAAATAATCGTTAAGATTGATAGATTTTTTCCAAGTAGTAAAACATGTAATGTTTGTAATTATATTAATCAAAACTTAACTCTAAAAGATAGAAAATGGACTTGTCCAAGTTGTAATACAATACACGATAGAGATTTTAATGCAAGTATAAATATTAAGAAACAAGGTTTAAAAATACTATCTGGTTCAGGAACTGAATCGGATATAAAACAAAAACATGATGAGGCATTATCAATTGATAAGTCAATGAAGCATGAAACCAATTTAATTGGTAGTTCATATGTACTAAAACTATAATTATATTTATTAATAAAAGTATTTATGTAAAAATAATAATATGAGACCAACCAGAAAAAAACTAAAATTTGATGAAGAAAGTGTAAATAATTTATTACAAGAAATTTACAACGAATCACATAACATCAAAGCTAAGATTACCAGATTGTTTACAAAATGGGAACTTAAAGTAAAAGAAAATGCTGAAATTGCTGGAATTGGTGATCATATTGTTAAACTTATTGCTGCGGAAGCAAAAAATCAAGATCAAAAAATTATGCTTCTTCGATATTTAAAAGAAGTTGTTTTTGATGAAAAAAATTCGAAAAATGTTCCAGAAGAAACAGGTATTAATTTTGGTGATAAAAAGAAAGTCACTGATGAAAGAAGAACCGAATTATTAAATTTAGTTCAGGAAGAATTGGATAAAAAGGATAAACTTAAAAACTAAAAATGAATATTAAGGACAGTAAAAGAAACGTTTTTACTACAATTGGTGCATATACTTCATATATTCAAAACACGAATAATAAGTCACCAAAATCTATTGATACTTTTACTTCTATCAATAATAAAAATGATATTGTCCCTTTTTTACTCGATATTTTAAAATCACTTGTTGGATCGGTAGGGTTAAAAGATTTAATCGGTAATTTATTTACTGAATTTATTAATAATGTTGAACCACAATTAAAAAATCTATTAAAAAAACAAATGATTCAATATAATTCCAGCGATCCATTACCTAATAATTTTAAAAGTACGGGTTCTGGAATTATAATACCATTAAAAAAAATTGATATTTATGGAAAATTAAAAACAAGTCCAAATTCTGAAGTTGGTAAATTATTATACAATAATTCAAAACCAAATTTTGATAGCATTGTTTATAATGCCATTAAAAATGGTTCAACCGAAACATATTTAGGTTTTTTAGAAGTCAGATATGATTCATCAACTGATGGTGTTATATTAAAATCGTCTTCTACTGCTTCATCTAAAACAATTGGTAATTGGTATAATGATTATATTGATGACACATCAATAATTCATAAAAAAGAATTTATGACAAATGTTATGAATTCAATTTATGGTACTACAACTAATATTCAAAAAAAATCTATTGATGAGGTATTTAAAGAATTACAAGTAGATAAAACTCTTGAAAATTTAATTGATAATGATGATGATAGTTTTGATTTATCCCAAAAAGATATTGATGATTTATTACAGAAATCAAAAGAAATGGTTGAGGGAGTTGTTTATTATGATATGGGGTGTGGATTAATAAGTGCATCTCTTCCAATGAGTGGAATGACAAACGTTATTAATCAAATATCTAATTCAAATGATCCATATGCTGTCGGAAATGCTGTTGATGCCACTGTTGATCAAAGTACTGCAAGTGATGCAGTAGCTAAAGAAAATAAACAAACAATTAAAGATGGTTTTTTTCAAAGATTAATTAAAATAATCACTTTGATGTTAACTAAAATTATGACAACATCAATAGAAATTAAAACACTTATGATTATTAATTCAATTCTACAAGGTGGTGATGGTTCTGGTGATTTTAAAAACAATAAAGCCGTTATTAAATGTCTTGTTAAAGAAGCAATGAAATTAATTATTGAATATATATTTAAAATAGTTGTAACATTAATGGTAGCATTTCTTGTACCAATAGTTAAAAAAATAATAATAGAAAAAATAAATCAATATATTGGTGTAATTAAAAGTCTAATTGCGTAATATTAAGAATAAAAAAATAGTTAATTATGGATTATAGTAGTATTAATGCAATCATTGGTGGTTTTGATAAAATATTAAAACTATCTACAGTTGGAGGTACTCCAAAAGTTCCAACACCATTAATTTTAATTGGTGCTCCAAGACGACCCGGATTATCACCAACAAAAATCGCATCACGTATAATTTCCAGAAAAAGTGAAGCAGGATTACCTGTTGGTGTTTTACCATCTGGTGAAGTTAATCCAGATGAAATAATGGAAAGAATAAGAATTGAAGAAATAGTAAAAGCAATTCAACAAGATATGATCATTAGTGTTGCTATTCCTCCGGGAACTACACTTTCTGCTGCTGGTATATCACCAACAGGTCCTGTTTCGGTATTTGGTTCAACAATAATGTATTCAAGTGGATATGGAGTAGCACAATAATGGAAAATTTAACAGGACACACACCAACAGAATTGCTTAAAATGATTAATGATTCTAAATTAATACATGAAACATTAATACAAGAAATTATTGATGATACTTTTATTATTGATAATCTTGAAAAGAAAATTAATGAAAAATTAGAAAATTTAATGAAAGTTGAAGCATCTTATGTTAATTTAATCGAAGAATTAAATAGTAGAAAATAATGTCATACGATAAACCAATAATACAGACAAGTAATCCGTATAAAAAAACAGATACTTATCAAGTAACAAGAACAATTTATTACGGTGAAGTTATTTCAATTGATGATCCTACAGATGGTGGTAGAATTAAAGTTAGTATTCCCGATTTAGATCATAAAACAATAGGTAAAGATTTACCTTGGTGTTATCCAATGTTACCTAAATTTTTTCATGTCTATCCACAAGTTGGTGAAGTAGTTAGAATTTTTATTGAAGATATTAAACAACCACAAAGAAGTAGATTTTGGCTTGGGAATATAGTATCACAAATACAAAGAATTGAATATGATAATATTTATACTGCACTTTCAACTACAAATGTTGGATTAATACAACCAGAAAAATCGATTTCAACATATCCGGATGCAGAGGGTGTATTTCCAACAAAAAATGATATTGCAATAATTGGTAAAGTAAATACTGATGTTATTTTACGTTTAAATGAAGTACATATTCGTGCAGGTAAACATGAAAACGGTAATCCATTAAAGTTAAATAATAAAAATCCTGCAGAAATTAGTCTTATTTATGAATCAAAGGGTGCAGAATCAAAAGAATTTTATAGTAATACTATAATTGAAAGTGACAAAATTGGAATAATATCACATATTGGAAACCCTCAATTTAAACCAGCTAAATTAAATGCTGAAGATAGAAAAAGAATTTTTGATGAAGGTCATCCACTTGGTAGAGGGGATATTATTGTTCAAGTATTTGAAATTTTTCGTAAAGCAATAATTACACATATTCATGGTTATTCAGTATTACCAGCAGATAAAACTGCAATAATTAATGATTTAGAAAAAATTAATTTAGATGCAATTTTACAAAAAAATATTGTAATTAATTAATTAAATCATTAGTTTTGTTATGAATGAAACATCCACTAATAATACCGGGAGAACTTTTTACAACGTTTAACGATATTACGTTTTTCGATGAACCCCATAAATATTATTTACATAATAATGAATTAATTTCTGTTACTACATTAATTCATCGCTATCAGGAAGAATTTAACGAAGATTATTGGTCAAATTATAAAGCCGATCAATTTCATGTATCTCAAGATGAAATATTGGCTGCGTGGAAATTTATTAATAAAAAAGGAACAATTAAAGGTTCTGCAATTCATGATTATACCGAAAATCTTTTCCAAAATAAAAAATATGAATATCCAAAAGAATTAATATTAAAAGAATTTGGTTTTGATCCTGTTTATAATGAATATCAAATAACAAAAAAACATGTAGATAATTTTTATAAAGATGTTCATAATAAATTAATTCCAATTCGTACTGAATTTGTGGCATATGATAAAGAATCTATGATTGCCGGAATGATGGATATTTTATTTTATAATATTAAAATGAAAGAATTTCAAATTTGGGATTGGAAAACTAATAAAGATTTTACTTTTGAAATAATCAGTAGACATTTATTAAATGATCTTTATCTATTGGAAGATTGTGATTTAGAAATATATTCATTACAATTGGAATTATATAAACAAATTATTGAAAAAAATATAAATATTAAACTTGGTAAATCATATATAGTATGGTTTTCACATAATAATGATAATTATCAAATAATTGAATGTAAAGATAGAAGTTTCTACGTGAAAAAAATTATTGAAAATAGAATTGCTGAATTAAATTAATGGTGGTTCATTGGCTTGGAAGCAGCCATCTGATTAAAGTATACGTAACAGTTCGCCACCTTTAAATAAAAATCGAATTAATTAAACACATAACCAAGTTTTTCTTGTAATTATTTTATTTATTGTAGTATAACTTACATTATATTCTAATGCAATTTTAGGTTGTGAAATAAATTCATTAAAAAATTTATTACGAATATCAATAATATCTTCTTTACATAATTTAACGTTAGTTTGTCTATTTGTTGGAATTCCTTTATGACTTATAGACATTTTAAGTCTACTTTCAATTGACATTTTTTTGTTAAATTTTGGGTGCTTTATTCCACACTTACCAAACATTGGATTTTTATTTCCTAATTTTTGGTATGATAATATTTGTTTTGTTTTTTCAGTATGTTTTCTATTTAAAAATTTATGTTCAGGATCATTAACATTATAACCATAATTTTTATTAAAAGAATTGTATTTTTTAATTTCTTCTTTTTCTAAAATTAATAATTGATCAACAGTACATTCTAATAATATTGAAAATTCAAATGAATTCTCTCCATATTTATTCCATGATGATTGTAAATGTAAATTATGGTGTTTATTTTTTTTAAGATACCATTTATGGTCTCGCCATCTTTTTTTAATGTCAATAGCACTACCAATATATATTTTATTGTTGATAGTGTTTAAAATTTTATAAATTCCAGTTTTCATATAAAAAATAAACCACAAATATATAAAATATTTGCGGTTTATAATTATTTTATTTGTAAGTAATTGATTACATGTTAAGTATACACCTCCAAGGTTGGACCTCCAAGGTTATGTTGGTTAATTCGTCATTACCATAATCTTTATCACCAAAATCAATTGATGTGATCATACATTGTTCCAAAAACCATTTTTCAACCTCAATACCTGTAGGGTCTAATGCTTTTAATAAAATATTTTTCTTATATCCTGCAGCATAACCCATACGACCAGTAAGTGATTCTGCATGTAATCGAACCCATTCCATAAGTTGTTGTGATGTGGAAGGTCCGATTGGATCAATAAATGTAATCGACATTGTATCCCAAGTATATCGACCAGCAACATAGTTCTGTTCATTCATATATGGAATAGGAACGCTATTAATTTTCATTGAAGGACTTTTAAATTTTAGAATTTTCCATACTTCAATTCCTAATTCATCGGCAAATTCAGCAAAGAATCGATTAACTCTTTTTGGTTCGTATTCGAATGGGATACCCCTTATCATTTCTCCAGCCATGTTCTGTTTTATTTAATATTTAATTTTATTTTTATAATAAATACTCGTTTTTAAAAAAATATATTAAAGATTCGGTAAAATACTTATTCTTTGATATTCTCTTAATTTATGAATGTTAATTACGCACCAACATCGGCAAATGATGCACCAGATGGTGTAATTGTAAATGTGATACCAATGAATTCAAGAGCACGTGTTGGTTTCAAGAATATTTCACCAAATAATTCGTTTCTATCACGAGATTCATTAGAATTATTACTATCATCCATTTTAATATTAAATTCCTGTAAACCTCTTTCTCTTTTAATTGTATCAAGAATTGGTGTAGTTTTTGAAATAAATTGATCAATGGTTGCTTGATCATTTTGATCAAATACAAGTCTAATTGCAATATTTGCAATAAGAACTTTAATTTGAAGCAATAATCTACGAACATTAATTCTATCAAGTGCACTTTCTTTTACTTGAAGAGTTTTTTGTCCAAAAATTGCAGTTCCTGCATCAGCAAAATCTGCCATTGGATTTATTCTACCAGCATAAAGAGCATCTCGTGCTTCAAGGCTTAATTTATATTTCGATTTCCTTGCATCTGTTACACCACGAGTTAAACCTGCAGGTGCAAACCAAGGGAATTTTGTATTATCTGTAAATGCCATTGCTTTTACAACTTCACCAGTTGGTGGAATGTAAATGTTAACATTATTTTGAGTATCCCTCATTTGAATCCAAGGAAAATATGTACAAGCATAGTTTGAATCAATATCTGCTGAATCAAGTAAGTCAACAATTTCATTTGCAGCTAAAACATCAGATTTTGATTCACCAATTACAACCGGAATATTACTATCTGGAGAATCAATAATGTATAAAGTATCGGTTCTTTGGTCTTCAAGCATTTCAATTGTTTCTTTAACTAAAGTATTTTGATCACTCCAATTAATACCCGGAGTTGCAAATAAGTTAATTGTAACTTCTTCTGGATTTGAAAAAGTATTGATTGCTGTTTGCCATGCTTGATAATCATTTACTGGACTTCCGTTAGGACTAACACCATCATATATTTTATTAAGTGAATATAAATCACCATATGAACGTGATAATCTATTAACGTCCCAACCATCAAAACCACCAGAAGGAACTAAAGTAAATTTCCTTGTTATCATTTCATAATAAGGATTGGTTGGATCAACAACGTCTTCAATGGTTCTGAATTTACCAGCACCAACTTCAAACATATAACCATCATAAGTTCCAGTAGCACCAGAATCCATATGGAAACCATCGGTTTTAATATGTGTACCTGTACTAATTTGACCATTAAAATTAAACATGTTTTGATTTACGCCAGTTCCAATTAAACCAGTTGCATCATATGCATTTTCAGAAACACCCAAATAAACTTTTTTAGGTCTTTCATCATCATTATATTCGGTTTTGTAATAAATTTTTGGTGCAACACCAGTAAATCCACTATATTGATTGAAAAAATATCCTTCAAAACCAGCAGGAAATACATCTGGAGCAATTTCACCCACCATTTCAATCATAATATATTTACTTTGGAGATCGTATTCACCATCAGATGTACCAATACGTTGCGCTATATAACCATTTGTTCCAAGAATTAAATTACATCTTGAGAACGTTTCAAGTATTCTTACATTATCATCTGAATCATTAAAATCACGAATAATAACATCAAATTCAAATGAAATAGGATTTATGTTAGTAATTGATATTTTAATTTCCTGATTTGCAGCATTACCGTCTGATATACTAATAAATTTGAACAATTTATCTACTTTATTACCTTTTAATTGAGATACAATCCAAGGAGTCTCAGGAGTTTTAAATTGTGTTTTATAATTAGTGAAAGCATCAGAAGTACAATTAAGTATAGTGGTATTAACACCATAACCAATTCCTTCAGCATCTAATTTTTTAATTAAGTCTGGATAAACTGCTTCTACCCAAATTTTAGTAGCTTTGTCTTTTGGTTCTAAACCAACAACACTTGTAATAAAACTACTTGCATTTGGATTTAATGTCACAGTATATGTTTCAGTACTTGCAGTACTATATGTCCTTAATATAAATTGACCGAACATATCACCAGTATCAATTATTGTAGTATTTCCACTCATTGTAAGTGATGTTGTGTCAAATATGGTTGTTGCAGGAGCATTTACATTATCTTTAACATAACCCCTACTTCTTATTACAGCAAGTACCATACCTTCATATTCACTATATGACTCACCACTTAATGTGGTTGCAATCACATTAACAGTACCACTTGTACCTGTCATGGTTATAGCACTAAATGCGTAAGAAATTCCTTCAAATTCAGTTGCACTTATTTTAGTATAACCACTAAACGAAACACCAGTATCTCCAACTAAATTTAATGAAACACCTAAATACGACCCACCACTAAAACTTGCAGTAAATGCACTTACTGTAGTCGTACCAGTTGTTTCAGGATCAACACCAGCACTTAAAGTAAGTGCCCATGCAGTACCTGCATCATATCCCGATAAACCTAAAACTCTGGTTACCCATAACTGATTAGTTTCTTCCAAATATGCATTTGCTACATATGGTAATTGATATTGAAGTAAACCACTTGAAAATCTTTTTGTGCTTTGAGTACCAAATCTTGATGAAAATTGTCCTTTATCTTCAATGAATACAGGTTCAAAAGCTGCACCTTTTAATGTTTCACCAACAAGACCCAAAGTTGTTATACCTACATTACGTGTAACGAATGTTAAATCACGTTCTCTAAATTTATAACCCGGAGAGGTAAATACAAATTCTGCCATTTTATTAATTATTTAAATTTTTTATTATTTTTTCTATTCAATAAGCAATGCTTAATCTTTTTCAATAAATACTAAAAAAATATCGAAAAGGCGTTTTAGTTTAATTAATATCAAGCTGTAATTCTTAGTCATAAAATCAAATTTTCAATTTTTTTCAATTTTTTGATCTGGATTTTTTCAAATTTTCAATTTTTTTCAATTTTTTGATCTGGATTTTTCGAAAAAAATTTTTAATAATTTTCAATTTTTTTAAATTAATATGTATTTCTGAGTTTTAGTATTTATAAAAAAACTTTTTTATGAATAGTTCACAACAAATTTATTTAAATACGAATGATGTAAATACCGATAAATACGTAAAGGTTAGACTTGAACAAAACATCGATACATTAGAATTTCTTTCAATGAGTATTGATGTTAAAGACATTTATAATAATTTTAATGCAGATTATGGTGTTTTGGTTGGTAGAGTTACTGCTAATGATAGTATTGGTATACCTAATGCCAAAATAAGTGTTTTTATTCCAATTAGTGATGAAGATGCAACAAATGGTGAAATATATGGAATATATCCTTATCGAACACCAAGAGATAAAAATTTTGAAGGTAAAAGATATAATTTATTACCACGTGTTAGTAAGAAAGACCCTATAACAAAAATTATTAGTCCAAAACAACCATTTGGTTCATTTCCAATTAAAGAAGAAATTGTTACAAATGAAATATATTTAAACATATATAAAAAATATTATAAACATATCGCAATAACAAATAATAGTGGTGATTATATGATATATGGTGTTCCAATTGGGACACAAACTATACATTTAAGTGTGGATATAACAGATATTGGAAAATATAGTATGTCACCTGCTGCTATGGTAACTAATTTAGGATATTCACCCAATTTTTTTACCGATAATAATACGAAAATAAAATCAAGTGATGATTTAAATGATTTACCACATATAGAAACTCAAGAAATTAGCGTAGAAATAATACCTTTTTGGGGTGATTCAGAAAATTTTGAAATTGGTATAACACAACAAAACTTTAGAATTCGTTCTGTATTAAAAAATACTTTTATTATTTTTGGGAGTGCTTTTACTGATGGTGCAGAATCTATGTGGGGAAGTGTGTATGATACAGCAAGAAATTTTAGAGAATTATATCATATAACCGGAACAAATCCCAATGACTATATTAATAGGGGTATTCAATCAAAAAGACTCGCAAAAGTGACGGAAAAAATTTATTATTATCCATCAACAATATCGGATAATCAGATAATTTCTGGAAATGTTGATCCAGATAAAGATATGTTAGTATTAGATTCAACAGAATATTCTTCATATAAAAGAGACGGTGATTTTGTTTTTATTATTAATTGTAATAGAAATAAAGTAATTATTGATGAGGGGGGTAATGAAATAGCCGTACCAGATTCATCTTCAAACGGAATTTACACTAAATTTAGAGGATTTATGACTCTTGAAATTTCTGAAGATGACCTTCCATTAAATAATATTAGTCCAATAGATAACGATAAAAATTTTAAACAATTAAGATATAAATTTAAATTTCCACAACATGGTGATTATTATGGTTTATCAAATAATTATAATATTTTAAATTTATATGATCTTGGAAATGTTTTTTGGAAAAATCAACATTTTATTTTTAGCGGTGGTGGATTATATAGTATTTCAAGATTTCATGGGGTTTTATATAATAATGGTGATGCACCAAGAATACCACGTAACCCAACAGAAGGATTTTATTTCAATCCTCAAGATAATATTAATGATGTTTTTGGTATTATTGATAATAATGTTGGTCTCATTGAGACATCTAATACTTATATTACTGGAAATACTAAATATGGATTAGTTCCTAATGTTTTATATGGTGGTAGTAAACAACACTTTGGTGCGAATTGGTTAAATTTATCTGTTTATTTTCCACAAATTAGTTATGTTAATAGAATCAATCCAAGTGGAACATTAATATATGGTGGAGCATATTCTAACTATAATTTTACACCATCACCATATTTTATTAATATGTATGTTGATAATAATGATCCTATTGCTGCTGGTCAAGTTAATACAAAATGGTATGCCCGTTCTGATTTACATTGGACTGATTTTATTAACGTACCTAAAGAAGATATAAAAGAAATGAATAATATTGAATCTAAAGGTTTCACTAATAATTATTTTGATATTCCATTAAAAGGTATATATCGTAATGGTATTAATATACCACAAAATGGCTTAAATAATAATTTATATATTAATATTTGGTCAAAACCATGTCCTGACAATGGTGGAAAGGAAGGTGGATATGGTCTTGCTGAACCAGATACTCAAACATATTTTTATAAGGGATTTGATACTGCAAATTGTATTGAATATTTAATTTCTTTGGGATTAGTATAACATAAAAAAACCCGTTCAATTGAACGGGTTTTTTTATTTTTTTATTATTATTTTCGAAGGGTATATGTTCCACCAACCGGATATTTTGAATTAATACCTTCAGTAAGTTTCAATTTTAATTCTGCTCCATTAAAAACATTCGCATTAATAATTTCAAATTTCATTTGTACTATACCAACAAGACTAAGTGTAATTGTGTTATTTGCTACAGTAAAATCACATTCTTTTTTCAAATTTTTCGAAGGATCACCACTATATGTACAATCACTAAATGTTGTAATAATATCATTGGTTATATTCAAATTAAGTGTAATATATAAATAACCACCATTTGGATTTTGTGCATCATAACAAAGACTTTGATTACACTCAGTAATTATATCACCATTAAAATCAAGTGATACAAAATTCCAATCACCAACTAAATCAGCAGCAGTTATTCCATGTGCAACTGTAGTTGTATCAACAGGCACATCAGGAGTTCCAATTTCTTCTTTTTCACATGATGTATTTAAAAACATCAGAGAAAATAATAATACTATTAAATAATTTACTTTTTTCATATTCATAATTTTTTAGTTAAACATATTTGATAATACGAACAAAAAATAAAATGGTTACAAATTTTATAAAAAAAATTTAAGGTATTTATATTATATGGATAATTCAGTTAAAATATTACTTAACAGTCATAAAAATATCAATAGTGTTGATATTGATAATTACGAAAAAGTGGAATTGTTAAATAAAAGTTCCAATATTATTGAATATGATATTAAAAATGTATTAAGTGCTACTGAAATATTTGATGCTGAAAGAGAAGCAAATCCAATATATAGAATCTATGGTGGTTTTGAATATTTATCATTATTAAATGGTTTAAGTTTAAATTATCAATATTTTGAAGATTTTTTTATTCCCTTATCAGGTAATTGTAAAACCATTGAAAATTCATTTAGGTTTTATTTATTAAAACCAGCAACTGGATATACAAAAATTACCACAAAATCAACACAATATATCAGATATTATGAAGTAATTGCAGTTCCAAGCCAATTTGAATTATATCCTGCAGGTTTTTCTAAAAATATATATGGTGAACAAACATATGCATTTAATTTTCTTACTGACATTGATGTTTCAAATTATTTTGACGCTTTTGGATTTCCAATAACAGAATTATTTCTATATGCACAATATGTACCAACAATTGGAAAGGATGAATCACTTCAAATCAAATCATTTAATAGTATATATGGTGATTCTGCAGTAACTACAAGAAGTACTTTAAATAATGATATTTTAAATATTGGTGATTTAATTTATGGGGATTTAATTGAATATTCTAAATCTGATTATTATCAAACACAATTAATAGAACAAACATATTATATTATAACAAAAGTAAAAATAAAGACCAATTTATCGATAACAAAAACTATAGTTTGGAAATATAATCCATTTATTCCATTTAAATTAAGATATTTAAGTGATAATTTAAGTAAAGCAAATAGCAGTAACACTTCATATGAAATAGCTTCAAATATTCCAATCTATGCAACAAATTTAGATAATAATGGTAATTTTGTTTGGAGAGAAATATTAGAACAGGGATATATTGATCCATTATCTGGAATTGGTGTTAATTATCCTTTTGTTAATAAACGAAGATATTTATTTTCTAATATAATATTAGATGTTGCACCTGATTTAGAAAGTGGTGATACTTATGAGATGTTTAATACAATTAATTTTACAATAAACTCAGAATCTATTAAAATTACACCATTGAGTGATCCAAATAATATAGGAAGTCCATGTCAATAATTAAACAAAGAATTAAATTTAATGAACAAGATTTGTTTATTAAATTCCCATTAAATATTTATGATAGTTTTGTTGGATATCAACAAGAAATTGATAGTTTAACACAAGTAACTGGAATTGATTTAATTAATCCTGTTATTGATGGTGAAATTTATAGATTTATATATAATAAAAGTATTAGTGATACTACAATACAATTTTATTTTTTACAAAATGATTTATTACAATTAAATTTTTTTACAAATCTTGTAAGTAACATAAATAATACCACATATAATGATATGACATTAAATAGTTTTTTTATTTTAGATTTTTACGACACTTATGATATAAATAAACAAAGAAAAATATTTACAACATATTTAACAAAAATATTGGAAGGGGAAAAATCGGGTATTGTGCCATTACCAAAATATATAATATCACCAACGAAAAAAAATCAACTATATTATTGGAATGTACCTTTATCATATATTAATTCAATTACGGGTTCTTCAATAGTAAATTGTTATGTTAAATTTAGTTTTTATAGTGCTGCTGAAGGAAAAGTATTACTTTATTATAATTATGATAATAGAATGCTAAAAACACCTGAAAAACTATTTGTAAAAGCCGAATTAAATCTATCAAATAGAATGTGGCGATTTTTAACCCCAACATATACAATTAAATTATATCAATTGAATGAAACTACAGATAATATGTTTGAAGAAAAGGTTAATAATGCAATTGAGAAATTTGATCTAAAAAAACAAATATTTCCACCTAATAATGTTTTTGATTATCAAACTGGTGTATATATTAGTGGTGCAACAACTTAAATTAAATTATAACCAATTTTTGGTTTTCTAATAGTTTTAACTATTTCAAATTCTTTTTCATCTTGAATGAAAGCTAATGCTTTTAATGCATATTTAGAAACAAAAAATCTATCACCATCAATATTTTCAATAGGATTTGATTCAGCAAAACCTTCAAAATGTAAAGGTATTGGATTTCCTTTAATATTCAAATAGTCTTGACGTGAAGCAAAATTTTTAAGTACTTGTTCATCATATTGATTCACATCAACTCTATATTTTGTAAATAAAACTGCTTCATATGTTAAATCAACATTTACAGGTTCGGGCATTCTAAATTGTAAATATATTATTTCTCCCTCATCAAGAATTGGAACATTCATATATCTAAATTTACGTGGTTGCGGAATACGATATTTTGATCCAAGACGAGTTCCGGGTTGTTTATCAATACGTCTAACAGTAATATATGGAGTTGGAACATTATTATCATTATCCATAAATTTCCATGTTTTACTAAATTCACCCCAACGATCATTATCAAGATAAAATGTTGGTACAATTCTTCCATCAATAACTGCTTTCATATTATCTTGATTAACATAATCAAAAACTGCTTGATCAATATCTTCAAGTATAATAGTTCTTGGTAGATATTTTGTTTTACTATCTGTCAAACGCATTAATTCTTCAATTCTTTCCATACCATATTTGAGATATTCCGTCCCAACCTTTGGTGGATTAACATCAAGAGTAAGTTTTACTTTTTTTGGAAGTGCCATTAAAATGTTTTTATATAAATACTCTTGCAGTTTAATTGTTAAATTATTACATTTGTGTGTTAATAACATTTTTATATGATAGTTGAAAGGAAAGAACACAAAGAAAATGACAATAATGTTGGTTACATTGAATGTGTGTTTGAGTCAGAGAATATTTTAAAAACCACTTATTTTCCTAATATTCAAAGACTCTACATTGCTTTTAGTAGAGGACACACATATTCATATGGTAATGTTTCTCTCGAAAAATACAAAGAATTTGAAGAAGCAGATTCTCAAGGAAAATTTTTTCACCAACAAATAAATAATAAAACTAAATATCCTGTCCGTAAAGAATTTACTTTATATCCAAATGAAATAAATGATTTAAAAATTATTATTGAAAATAATAAATTAGATAATGACGAAGACGATGAATGATATTAATCAATATAAAAATGTTGTTGAATTATTAAAACAAGCTCTTTTATTCTATGGAAATAAAAATAATTATTTTGGTGAAATGAAAAATGCTTCAATGATTGATTTAGATGAACATGGTTCACAAGCCAGATTTGCTCTTGATCAATTAAAAAAGTTAGAAGATTTAAATGAAAAAATGGAAAATAATTATGAAAACATTATTAATAGTTTTGATGAAACTAAAAATCAAGAAGAATTATTAAAAACCATAGATAATTTAAAAAATTTTACCACTAAAATTATAATTGAAACACAAAAGTAGTATTGGTTATAACATAGAGTATATCACATGGAGTAATTAAAAAATTATTTATTAAAATATAATATGAAATCATATCAAACACAATATGCAGAAATATTGGAAAACCTAATAAGATTTCCGCATAAACAAAGACCATCACGTATTGGTACAACACGTAGCCGATTTGTTGAAGTTATTAGAATTGATTTACAAAAAGAATTTCCTTTAATGGAAATCAAAAAAATTCAATTTAGTAATATATTACATGAATTATTATGGTTTATTCATGGTAATACTTGTAATAAATATTTAATTGATAACAGATGTAACATTTGGACTGATGATTCTTGGAGATATTATAATGAAAAATATGTGTCATTGGGGGCTCCTAAAATTAGTAAAGATGAATTTATTGAAAATACAAAAAATAGTAAAAGTATTTCCATTTTTGATCCAACAAATTCACAACATTCACAACTATATTATCATTATGGTGATTTAGACCGTGTTTATGGTAAACAATGGAGAAATTTTAATGGAAAAACTGACCAACTTCAAAATTGTATTAATTTATTAATAAAAAATCCAGATGACCGTAGAATAATTGTAACCGCACATAATTCTTCAGATATTGAAGATAATGTAGTTGGTCTACCATCTTGTCACAATATGTTTCAATTTTATACAATTCCATTAACACGTAAAGAAAGAATTAATCTTCTTACTATTGACGATCTTTCAATTTCGGATATTGTAGATGATAGTGATGAAAATATTGAAAAATATTTAGATAATGCAGAAATACCGAAATTTTATTTAAATATTTGGTTTAATATTAGAAGTAATGATTTTTTTCTTGGAAATCCTTATAACATTGCAAGTTATGCTTTATTAAATCATATAATTGCAAACATTGTTAATATGATACCCAATGAATTAGTTTGTACAGCAATTGATTGTCATTTATATGAAGCACACATACTTGCAGCAGAAGAATGGGTTAATAGATATATAAAAATTATTGAAGAAAATTATATTGGTGAAACTGGTGTTGAAGAATCTCCTAATGATGTTACATTTTGTCAATCAAAAATTAAGATTAATAGAAATTTAACATCTATTGATAATATTGAAGCTGATGATTTTGAATTAATTAATTATAATCCACAGTCATATATTAAAGCACCATTATTAACATAAAACTAATATTCTTGAATGATATTTATATATATTAATAGTATTATTGATAATAATTATTTTAATATTATTGTCGGTAATATATCGTATGAGAAAAAAATATTTCAATGATTTTGAGAAAAATCTTATCATTTTTATAATTAACATGTATTTAGATTATGGAGAAAGTATCGATATTTTTCCGAATAAAGAAAAAAAAGAAATATTACTTCATAAAATAATTGAATTAAAAAATAAAATTGAAAATGATAAGACACACAGAAAAGTGCATAAAAAGAATAAACCCTGAATTATATTTAGGAATATTAAAATTTTCAACAAACATTAATTTAAAAAATTTTACTCAAAAATATTATAATTATATTAATAACTTAAAAGAAATTCCTAAATGTTTAAATTGTGATAATGATTGTAATTTTTCGGGAAACCTAAAAAAAGGATATTATACATATTGTTCAGTAAAATGTATGTCAAATTCTATTATAGAAAAAAATAAAATAAAGGAAACTAATCTTAAAAAATATGGTGTTGAACATCATTTAAAATTAAAATCTCAAAAAAATAAAATAAAGGAAACTAATCTTAAAAAATATGGTGTTGAATGTGTTTCGCAGGTTGATGAATTTAAAGAAAAAACAAAACAAACTAATTTAAAAAAATATGGAGTTAATTCATATACTCAAACTAAAGAATATGATAAAAAAGCTAAAGAAACCAATTTAAAAAAATATGGAGTTGAACATCATTTAAAATTAAAATCTCAGGTAAATAAACAGAAAGAAACTAATTTAAAGAAATATGGTGTTGATTCATTTTTAAAAACAACCGAAGGAAAGAATAATTTAAAAGAAAAAATATTAGAAAAATATGGATATGAATATTCATCTCAATGTCCAGAAATTAAAGAAAAAATAAAACAAACCAACATAAAAAAATATGGAGTTAATAGTCATAATCAATCAGAAGAAATAAAAAAAAAGAAGAAAAAAACATCATTAGAACATTATGGTGTTGAAAATCCTTCACAATGTTTAGATATTATAAAAAAAATAAAAAGAACTAAATTTGAAAAATATGGTGATGAAAATTATAATAACAGAAAAAAATCTAAAGAAACGACATTAAAAAATTATGGTGTTGAAAACCCAACCCAAAATAAAGAAATAATGAAAAATATTATAAATACCATGATAGAAAGATATGGAGAGGTTTGGTTAAAACATATTCCAGCTTATAATCCAAATTCAATCATATATTTAGATTTAATTTCAAATAAAATGGGATTATCAATACAACATGCATTAAATGGTGGTGAGAAAAAATTTGTTAGATATTGGGTTGATGGTTATATTGAAAAATATAACATTTGTATTGAATGGGACGAAAATAAACACAATAATAAAAAACAAAAAGAAAAGGATTTAAAACGAGAACTTTTTATAAAGGAAAATTTTAATTGCCATATTATTAGAATTTTTGAAAAAGATTTTTTTAATAATATTAGTAATAATATTGATATCATTTGCAATAAAATTAATTTAATTATAAAACAAAATTTTAATAACTAAAAATATATGAGTTGGGGGACAAATTTTCAAACTAATATTTATTTATCAAGACAAACATTTTTTTCAAAATATGAAATTGAAGAAAAAATAAATGAATATAATAAAACTATTAATAATATTGAAGCAACATTTAAAATGTTTGCATCTTCTACACCAAAAGATATTATACCTACTGAATGGTGTGAAGAACCAATGAGTTGGTTAAATAATAACCTTGATGAATTGTATGAAATTTATCAAGAAACATTGATTGAACGATATAAACTTTATTTA